AAAAAATCAAAGAAAAAATAGAAGATGATGATAAATTATATTTTAATCATATTGAACAACTTCAAAAAAAGCATAAAGATTTTATTTCAAAAGAATGTATAATTGAAAAGGTAAGTAATGCTGAATAATACCCTTCTAAATCCCCATTTTAACGAACATAGATGTGTTTTTAAGCCTACTTAACCCCTAAATAGAGTAAAAGTTAATAACTAATTAAATGAGGTATAATTATGATAGTTGAATTTGAATTTAGAGATAGATGTATTGCTGCTAATTATTATCATTATTATCAAAAAGATGATGATGTTTGTGTTAAATTGTATGGTTGTGAAAAAGTATGGTTTGATAATGGGAGATTATGTATTCAAACACAATATAGTACATTTAATTATAATACTTCTGACATAATTAGTAGTTCATTGAAAATAAAAAGAGATATAAATGTCAAATAAAATAGTTGATTTTGTTCATTTGCATTGTCATAGTGAATTTAGTACACTTGATGGATTGCCTAAAGTTGAAGATTATATAATTAAATCAGTTGAATTAGGTTTTCCGGCTTTAGCATTAACTGAACATGGTAATTTAAGATCAATGGTTCAATTAATTCAAAAGTGTAATAGCAATTTTATGTATGGTGGTGTTAAATATGATTTTGAACCAATTAAACCTATAATTGGTTGTGAATTTTATTTGTCACCAAATGATTATAAAATAAAAGGTTTACCTGATAATATCAAAAATAAAATAAAAGAAAAATCAGAATCAACTAAACAATTAAAAGAGCTAACTAAAAAATATGAATTGAAATATGCTATTAAAAAAAGATGGCATATGTTGATGTTTGCAAAAAATACAATCGGATTAAATAATATTTTGACTATGAATTATTTATCTTGGAAATATGGATTTTATTATAGACCCAGAATAGATATGAATTTAGTTAAAAAATATAGTGAAGGAATAATAGCAACAACTTCATGTATTGGTGGAATGATACCGGATTTAATATTGAATGATAAAAAAGATGATGCTTATTTAAAAATGAAGGAAATGAAAAAAATATTCAAGGATGATTTTTATGTAGAAGTTCAACCACATAATATAGATGAACAAAAAACGGTTAATAAAGTTATTGTTGACATGGCTAATGATTTGAAAGTAAAAGTAATTGCCACTAACGATTGTCATTATTTGAATAAAGGTGATGATTCAGCACATAATATGTTATTGGATATAAATAGCAGAGCAAGTAAATCTACACCAACTGGTGATAGATGGCGTTTTGGAGATACGGAATTCTATATGAAAAGTAAAGATGAAATGGCAGCTTCATTTTTATCTAATCATTCATTTTTTAGTAAAAAGGAAATAAATAATTTTTTAGAAAATACAGTTGAAATTTCAGATAAAGTAGATTTGAAAATTGTTTTATCTAAAAAGAAAGGGATTTTACCTAATGTCACTGTCCCTGATGGTTATGAAAATGAAAATAAGTATTTAATTAAATTAGCTAAGGATGGATGGAAGTGGCGAAATATAAATTTAAGAGCAAAAGAATATGCTAACCATTTTAATCTTGAATACAGTGAAGCGAGAAAAATATATAAAGATAGAATGATATTGGAATTGAAAAGAATATTTAAGATGAAATACACTAAAGTGTTTTTAATAATTCAAGATATGATTAACTGGGCAAGAAGAAATGATATTTATGTTGGTGCTGGTCGTGGAAGTAGTGCTGCCAGTTTAATATGTTATTTAACAGGTATAACAAGCATTGACCCTTTAAGATATGATTTGATGTTTGATAGATTTTTGCATGAAAAAAGAATAGATTATCCGGATGTTGATATGGATTTTCAAGATGATAGGCGAAAAGAAATATTTGGATATTTATTTAAAAAATATGGTGCTAATTATACGGCTATGATAGGAACTATTGGAAGGATGAAAGGTAAGCAAGCAATACAGGATGTAAGCCGTGTATTAGGGATTCCTTCTTATGAAGTTAATGCTGTTACAAAGCATTTAATTATAAGAGGTGGTGGTGATGCAAGATCAAGTCAAACTGTAGAAGATAGTTTTAATGAATTTGAAGTAAGTAAACAGTTTAATAAAAAATATCCTGAAGTATTGCCATATGTAAAAAAATTAGAAGCCAAAGCCAGACAAGTAGGAATTCATGCAGCGGGAATAGTTTTATCACCTTTTGTACTATATAAAAATATTCCTATTGAATTTAGAAAATCACCTGGGTTTGAAAAACCTGTACCAGTTACAGCTATTGATGCCAGAGATATAGAGAATTATGGATTAATAAAATTTGATTTACTTGGATTATCTGAATTGACTATATTCAAATATGCATTAGCAGAAATAAAGAAAAGATATGGAAAAGAAATAGATTTAGAGGCAATAAATCTTGAAGATAAAAATGTTTTAAATAATTTTACGAAAGGGAATTTTGCTGGAATATTTCAATTCGATTCCATAGGTATGAAAAAGACTTGTGAAAAAATGAGATTTGATTCGTTCGATGACATTATAGTTTTAAATGCTCTTTACAGACCTGGATGCATAATGGAAGGAACTAAAATAACAGTTGAAATGGATAATCATAATAGAAGAACATTTTATGAAATAGGTGAATTATATAATAAGTGGATTAATGCTCCATTATGCACAAAAAATGTTAAAAGAAATTTTAATATTGTTTCATATGATGAAAATAAAAATATCCATATCAATAATAAAATAGTTGATATTGTTAAGTCTGGAAAGAAAGAATGTTTTGAAATTATTCTTCAATCTTATGGTGAAGGAAAAGGAATAATTAGGAATAAATGGATTGGTAAATCAGGGTTCAGTAAGAAACATAAAATATTGACATTGGATGCTGGGTGGAAAAATGTAAAAGATTTACAGTATGGTGATTATGTATTATATAGGTTCCAAAATACTGTTGCTAAAGGTAGAATAAATACAGCTAATAAAAAAAGAGATAATAAATTTGTAAGAAAAACACCATATAAATCCATTGCTTTATTTTATTATAAAAGTAAATGTGCAATTTGTGGATATGATAAAAAAAATATTTCTTTAGATTGTCATCATATGGATAATAATCAACAGAATAATGATTATAAAAATTTGATAATATTGTGCCCAAATTGCCATAGAGAGGTGCAAAACAATTTATATGATTTTGATTTTTTAGAAAAGAAAAGAAAAGAATCAAGATTGCCTAATTCATATAAAAATAAATTTAGATGGAGCAAAGTTGTTGAAATAAAATCTTTAGGTGTTCATGAAACTTATGATATTGAAATGACTTCACCTTATAATAATTTTGTTGCTGGTGGATTAGTTGTTCACAATTCAATGCGTTCAGGTATGGCAAAGCATTATATTGATAGAAAAATGGGCAGAGAAAAAGTTACTAAACGATATCCATTATATGATGAGATAACTGAAAAGACGTATGGAATTGTAGTCTATCAAGAACAGCTGATGCAAGTATTTATGAAAGTTGCTGGATATCAACCTTCGAAAGCGGATATTGTTAGAGTTAAAGTTGCAAAAAGTTCCGGTGTTGAAAGTATATGGCGTGAGAAAGAAGATTTTATGAATGGCGCTAAAAAAAATAATGTACCTGAAAAAATAGCAAATCAATTATTTAAGGATATGTCATTTTTTGGTAGTTATACTTTTAATAAAGCTCATGCTGCTGCATATTCTGTTAATAGTTATATTGGTATGTGGTTAAAAACTTATTATCCAACTGAATTTTTTTATGCAATGCTTAGGAAAGAAAATAAAAATGAAAGAATAAGGGAATTTATTATTGAAGCTAAATTAATTGGGATAAGTATAAAGATGCCTGATATAAATTTAAGTAATGAACAATTTTCTATTATATCTGAAAAAAATATTTCAGTTGGATTAACTGATGTAAAAGGTGTTGGATTAAAAGCAGCAAAAATAATTTCAGATAATAAACCTTATACAAGTTTATATAATTTTATAAATAAAGTTGATAGAAGGATTGTGAATAAAAGAGTGATTAACTCTTTGATTGTAGTTGGTGCATTTAAAAATATTTATAGTCATACAGCAGCATTATTAAAAGAAGTTTCAATCCAACGGATTAAAAGAGATGGTAGTGAATTAAAAATTACTAAAAAAACATGGGAATGGATGATTGAAGAAAAGACTGAATTTAATTCAGAATTATTTTATAAAACAGTTCGAAAAGAAACAATTCCATTTACTATTGATGAAGAACAAAGATTGATGGCAAAGGTTTCACCACTTCCACCGGATAAGCATGAAATTGAATATTATAAATATTTGGATAAGTATGTTGATAAGTGTTATAAAATTACAGACATAAATAAAATAAATTATGATGAAAAGAAATTTATTTTAAGAGGGATAATTGTTGATATTAAATATAATCAGATAGGTGATTTTTTCAAAGAACTTCCACCAGATGAAACAAAAGAAAGAATTGGTTGGGGCAAAAGATATGTTTCTATAAATATAGATGATGGAACTGGAATAAAAAGAATGAAAGTTGATATTGATACATTTTCTACTTTTAGATATATAATAGATAAAGGAATTGGAACACCAGTAATGGTAGCAGTTAGAAGTTTTTCGAAGTTCGAAGCATTGTTTGTTGATAATATGATAGACTTGAATGAATTATCATCTATTATTGATTTAAAATCTATTACAATAAAAGAATCTTTTAAAAAGTTAAATAAGTTTCAAAGATATTTTATTCAGCACCCTATAAAAAAATATAAAGAGTGTAGAACTAAAGTTGATAAAATAATCGATAAAAAGAATGGTATATTTGAAACCGTATGTTTGATATCAAAAGTAAAACATCATTGGACTAATAAAGATGATAAAGAAATGATGTTTATAGATTTAGAAGATGAAACGGGGAATATGGATGTTGTTATATGGAATGATGTATTGATGAAAAATAGAAAAAAGCTACAACAAGGTAATATTGTAAAAGTAAATTTGATTAAAAAAGGAAAAAGTATTTTTATCAAAGAAAAAAGTGAAATTATTTTATTAGAACAACGATTAAAATATTTATAAATTTTGTATATTAATTAAAGGGAATAATATTGTATGGAAAAAAGAGATTTTGAAGATTTAATACAAAAGAAAATATCTGATGCTGAAAAGTTTTTAATAGTTGAATTGAATCCTAATGATCCTATGCTTGCTGATCAAATTACTTTAGGGGATGATTGGGATAATCCATTTAAATTAGCTAAGGCATTAGATAAACATTCTGCATATTATGCAAGATGGGCAACATTGTTAAAGACTTTAAAACAAAAAAGGCAAAGATTAACTGAAAGAAAAAATGTTTGGGAATCTAAGATTAAGAAGGATATTGAGAACCAAATATTTAAAGAGAATAAAGTAAAAGGAATGACTGCTAATAATGCTAAGCCATCAAGCGTATCTGTTGAATATAGATTCAATAGTATATACAATGCTAAGAATGAAGATTATGTCAAATATAATAAATCTATAATTAATATCGAAAGGCAAATAGATATTGTTGAAGTAGTAGTCAAAGCATTTGAACAAAGAAAAGATATGCTTGTTAGTATGGGTCATCTTGTTAGGACTATGATTGAAAAGGATTTACTTGTTTGTAAAAAATTGATTAAAAAATAATTTGGTTAATGATTATGAAGCTGCATATTTTTCTTGTTAAATTGAAAACTAAACAAATTGAATTATTGATGAAAAAGAATATTGATGATTTTAAAAGAAAAAAGTTTATTTATAATAATTCAAAGTTCTATTCAGTTTATAATACTAAAAATGATTATTGGCATGTTTTAATTTTTTCACCTTCTATTTCTGAAAAAATTAATATAATTGAATCATTAAATAAAATTGAGGTGCTTGATGATTAGGGATTCATAGATAAAAATGTAAAAAATGATTTATATTGTTTATATAACTTTGTAATTAAATTGATAATAAAAAATGGAGTAAAAATGTCATCTAAAGAAAAAGATATTAATAAAAAGTATGCCGATGCAGCTAAACGTGCTTCAAGTGGTGATTTTGATGATGCAATAAAACTTGAACAAGGTGAAAATGTAATAAGGATTATTGACCTTGATTTTCAAGAACAATTTGTTGGATGGTTAACCGATACAGAAGGAAAGAAAAGAAAAATTCAACTTGGTGTAGATAAAAAAGTAATATTTGAAAAATATCCAATGCTTGAAGATGCTGATGAATTAAAAATAAAACATAATTATTATTTCAAAGCCGTTGAAGGGAAAATAATTAAAAAGAAACTCAAAGAAATTGATCCAAAAACTAAAAAGAATAAAATTAAAATTTCAGTTGAACTTTCTAATGAAGTAAAAGTATTTGAATGTGGATCTACAATATTCAAACAGATAGCGTCTTTACAGCAGGATGATGAATATGGTGACATTACAGCAATTAATCTTAAAATAAAAAGAAGCGGTGAAGGATTGCTTACTGAATATGAAGTTAATCCTATGCGTGTAACAACAGAATTACCGGATGATTTGGAAGATAGTATTGATTTATCAAAATATGCTATTCCTACTCCAATTAAAATAGTTGCTGAAATTGTTGGGGCTGAATTAAATGAAGAAAAATCTTCCAATAAAAAATCTTCTAAAAAGGATGAAGAAAAATCTTCCAATAAAAAATCTAAGAAGGATGATGATGAAGATGAAGAATTAGAAGATGATGAAGAATTAGAAGATGATGACGATGAAGATGAAAAACCTTCTAAGAAATCTTCTAAAAAATCTTCTAAAAAGGATGACGATGATGACGATGAAGAATTAGAAGATGATGAAGAATTAGAAGATGATGAAGAATTAGAAGATGATGACGATGAAGATGAAGATGAAAAACCTTCTAAGAAATCTTCTAAAAAATCTTCCAATAAAAAATCTAAGAAGGACGATGATGACGATGAAGAATTAGAAGATGATGAAGAATTAGAAGATGATGAAGAATTAGAAGATGATGACGATGAGGATGAAAAACCTTCTAAGAAATCTTCTAAAAAATCTTCTAAAAAGGATGACGATGATGACGATGATGAAGATGAAGAATTAGATGATGAAGATGAAGAATTAGATGATGAAGAATTAGATGATGATGACGATGAAGATGAAAAACCTTCTAAGAAATCTTCTAAAAAATCTTCCAATAAAAAATCTAAAAAGAAATAAACTAATTTATTAATTTGCTTAAACAGGTGGATATTTTTAATCCACCTGTTTTATTAATTATGAGATTAGTTAATAAAATTTTTATAATCTAAAAGTTATTGCTTGAATTTGAATAATGAATAAATTTTATATCTTAAATTAAACATAGCAAGGTTAAATTATGAAAAAAGGAACTGATGATAATTTGCAAGATGTTCTTAATCAAATTGATAAATTATATGGTACTGGAGCATTATTCAAATATGGTGAAGGAATAAAATTGAAAAATGTTTCTGTGATTTCATTTGGTAGTGTTAAAATAAATTTGGCATCAGGAATTGGTGGTGCACCTAAAGGTAGGATTATTGAAGTATATGGTGCTGAAAGTTCAGGGAAAACAACTTTATGTTTACATTTAATAGCAGAAGCCCAGAAAAAAGGTGGTAAAGCTGCATTTGTTGATGCTGAGCATGCACTTGATCCTATATATGCAACAAATATTGGCGTTAATATGAAAGAGTTATATTTGAGTCAACCGGATTGTGGTGAACAAGCATTAGATATAACTGAGAAATTAACAAGAACAGGTAAATTTGATATTATAGTAATTGATTCTGTTGCTGCTTTAGTACCAAGATCAGAAATTGAAGGTGATATGGGCGATGCTCAAATGGGTAATCAAGCAAGACTTATGTCGCAAGCAATGAGGAAACTTACATCAGTAGTTTCTAAATCAGGAACATGTCTTGTATTTATAAATCAAACAAGAATGAAAATTGGAGTTATGTTTGGAAATCCTGAAACTACAACTGGCGGAAATGCTTTGAAGTTTTATGCTTCACAAAGAATTAAAATACAAACTATTGGTATTAATAAAGATGTTAAAGGTAATGTTATTGCTAATAAATCAAAAATCAAATTTGTAAAAAATAAACTTGCTTCACCTTTTAAGGAATGTGAAATTGAAATTAGGTTTGGAATGGGTATAGATAAATATGGTGAAATTCTTGATCTTGCAATTGAATCAGGTATTATTAAAAAAACTGGTGGTTGGTTTACATTTAGAGATGATAGATGGCAGGGCAGAGAACAAATGATGGATTTTATTTCTAAACATCCAAAACATTTTAATTATCTTAAAAAGAAAATAACTGGTGAAAGTGATGAATAATAATGCTATTAGTAATTATGAAAATAATACTAAAGTTTATCTTTATCAAAAGGTCGGTAAATTTGATAAGGGTATTGAAAGAAATTTTATAGGCGAAGGATACATTCATTCGCCTTTAGATGAAAAAATAATTATAGTCACACATCGTACAGATAAATGGGTATATGGGAATGAAGATTTATTGACACAAGAAAGAATCAATATTAGAGAAATAAAAATATCTGATAAAGAATTGGAGAAAGATGAAAATGGCAGTCCAATATTTTAGATTTATACATACAGCAGATTGGCATTTTTGGGATAAGCATAAATATAGTGTTAATGGTTCAAGGCTTAAACAATTATTCGGAAATGCTTTAAGAATTGTACAGTTTGCTATTAAAAATAAAGTTGATGTTATTTTTATTTCCGGTGATTTGGTTCATGTATATAATCCAGATGAAAAAATATTAGTACATCTTACTAAAATATTTAAAATAGCTATTAAAAATGGAATTAAGATTAGAATAATAAACGGTAATCATGATACGAATGGTTTATCACACAGTTTAGAGTCTATTCAAAATGTGGTTTCATCTTATGATCAGGATATGATAAAGATTTTTACTTTTAAAAAAGATGGAAGACCTTGTGCTAATAAAGAATTTTTTACTAAACAAATTGGTGAAGGGATATCTAATATATTGCAAATATCAATAGCATATATACCATATCAAAAGGATATTGTTTCTGCAATTAAAACAGTTAACAAAACTGCTTGCTTTAATAATTTTGATAAAAATATAATCGTTGCCCATGGTGGAATAAATGGAGCTTATACTTCAAGTGGTAAAAAATTGAAAACAAATATTACGCTTGATTTATTTGAAGATTGGGATTATGGAGCACTTGGGGATTATCATAAGTGGCAAAAGTTATCTGATGGAATATATTACAGTGGTTCGATTATTAAGATAAATAGAAATGAAAAAAATGATCAGAAGTCATTTAATTATGTAACCATTGAAAAAGAAGAACATAAAAAATCTATAATGAAAGTTGAAAGAATAAATTTACCGGATATCGAATTAATAGATTTGAAGGTTAAATATGAAAAATTAAAAGATGATTATAAAAAGATATCTAAAATTGGAGATAAAAAAGTCAAAGATGCAATAATAAATATTTTTATTTATGGAGATATAGGAACTGGTGAAAAAATAGTTAAATTGAAAATAGCTTTATATGCTGGTGGAGCAGCAGAAGTTTATCCAAGATTTATTAATAATAATTTTTCAAGCATAAGAAATAGTAGTAAGAAAATGAAAAGTAAGATTAAATTAGCTTTAGATGCCGGTGATGCCTGTGTTAAATTTGCGGAATCTAAAAAGATGAATCAACAATATATTGATTATGGATTAAATAAAATAAATTCAGTGAGGTAATAAATGAGTAAATATTATGATGCTTGGAAATATTTGATATTATTAAAAAAGAAATATCCACAAATTGATTTAGATAAAGTTGAATTAAAAATTAAGTCAATTAGAAATTCAAAAGTAAAAATTGGAAATGCCACGGTTAATGTTGATATTAAAAATGCTCCAGGTAAATTAGATGTTACTGCAAAAATAAAAATAGAGAATTATTTAGATAGTGATGCTGAAAAAATATTATTGTTTAAAGGTATAAAAGTAAAAGGGAAATTTTCTGATTTGATAAGAATGAAATTTAATAAACGGATTTATTTTAATGTAAAAGATATTTTACTTGGTGATGTTTCTATTATTACTGGTGCTTATGGAATTCAATTAAAAAATTTTAGAGTTATCCAATGAAACTTTTATCAGCAAGATATGTAAATGTATTTACTTTTAAGGATACATTTTTTGATTTTCGTTTAATTAATTTTGCACTTTTTCGTGGTAGAAATGGAGTTGGTAAAAGTTATTTTTTCGATGCATTATGTTTAGCTTTATATGGTGTTACGCCGCGTAAAAAATATAAAAGTGTTTTAAGGGATACACCGAAAAGATATGCAAGTGGTTTTGTAGAAATTGAATTTGAAACTGATTGTGTTTATAAAGTAGAAAGAAAGTTTGGAAGGGGCAAGTGTCTTAATCTTTATAAAAATGGGACACTTGTTCAATTTAGATTATCATCTATGGTTCAAGAAGAAATTGAAAAGATTATTGGAATGAATTTTAAAACATTCCTTAATGTTTGTTATTTTAGTCAAGGTGATATTGGAAAATTTTTATCAAGTGATTCTAATGATAGAATAAATATTATTTCTGATATATTGGATTTATTATTATTTGATGATGCAAGAAAAAGTATATCAAATGATATGAGAAAATATGAAACCAGACTTAATATTTTGAGATCAAAACTAAGTGTTTATACTTCAACAATAAATTTAACAGATGTTAAGAAATTATCTAAATTAAAAAAGATGGCTCAGGTTGTATATGATTCATCTGTTAATGAAACGGCTAAAATAAGTTTTGAATTAAATAGCACTAATGAAAAAATTAAAATGCTGAATGAATTAGCTTTAAGAAAAAAGGATTATATTCATGCTAAAGAAATAAAAGAACAATCTGCTGCTGATTATAAAAGAAATATTGTATATTGGAAAAGTAAACAAGTTGATACCAAATCTTTAATTGTAAAATTGAAAGGACAAAATGCTAAATATAAAAAGGCGGAAGAAATTTCTGAAGAAATAAAATCTATTAAAGAATCAATGCAAAAAATGCAATTACTATCTTCTAAATTGGAATCAAGAAATGATATTTTCTCCGAATCATTACAATCTTTAATTGAAGTAATTAAATTAAAAGGCAGTCGGTGCCCTACTTGTAAAATTATTGTTAGTGATAATAGTGTTAAATATATAGAATCTGAAATTGAAAGGTTAAAAACGAAAATTGCTGATAATGAGAATAAAATTGCAAGGAATGATTTTAAAATTAATGAAGGTGAAGATTTAATATTGGATATGAATAATGAACTAAAGAAATATGAGTCAATTAAAAAGAATATTGCTGATATTGAATTAAAAATTAAAAATGCTCATTATGCTATTTTTGAACAAGCTAAAATTCAAAAGGAATATAATAATGAAAAAATAAAATTAGCTGATAAAGTTAATAATGCAAAGAAAGAGTATAAAAAAATTAAACAAGACCTTGAACATTATAAAGAATATGATGCTGAGAATATAGAGATACTTGAGAAAAAATGGAACGATAATCAAAATAAAATATATGAATCTGAATCAAGATTAAAATTAATCAGGTTCAAATTAAATCAGCATAATACCGCTTTGTCTAAATCTAAAAAAATTAGCGAACAAATAAATTCATTTGATGAAAAGTTTAATATAATGAGATGGTGGTATGATAATTATCCTAAGATAAAACTTGAAATGATTAATGAAGTTATTCCATTTATAGAAGCCGAAACAAATAAATATTTATCTCAAATATTACCAGGTAGATTTATAAAATTTTTACTTGATACAGATAAAAAGAATAATAAACTGGAACTAATAATAAAAGATTATAATACGGGTATCGAAAGAGCATTTGAAGGTTGGTCGGGTGGTCAAAGAGATCGAATGGCATTGGCAGTTTATTTAGCTTTGAATAAAATGGTTTCGCTTCGTTCTGGTAAGTCTATTAATTTTTTAATATTGGATGAAAAATTTGTTGGTGTTGATACAATAAGCATTCCATCAATATTGGAATTATTAAAAACTGAAAATAAATATAGAAAAATTTTCGTCATTAGTCATATTGAAAAAATAGAAAGTATTTTCAAGCAAGTTGTTACAGTTACTAATAAAAATGGAGTGTCTAATTTTGAAATCACAAATAATAAATTCCAACCAGCAATCTGTTGATAAGATAATAAAAGTAACAGGTGAATTTAATAGAAAGAAATTTGCGAGATTGTTGAAAGAAAAAAGAATTCAACTTGGACTCACTAAAAAAGAATTAGGTTCTTATATTAATCGGAAACAAATGCAAATTCAAAGATATGAAACTGAATCTGATTATGAAGATTTACCACAATTAAATTTGTTTGTTGATTTATGTGTTCAGCTTCAAATAAATCCTAATGATTTATTAAATGTAAATTTATCGTATGAAGATAATATTGCTAATAAGGAAAAATTAATTGATGATTATAATATTTGTAAAGATAGGATGTATTGGAAGTGTAAAGACTGTAAAGGAAAGAATGTTGACTATGATAATTATGTTAAAATAAATAAGAAAAAATTAATGAAGAAACAATTTGAATGTGAACACTGCTCATCGTTTTATAATGGAATTAATTTAAGTAAATTAAAATATTGAGGGAATAAAATGGCAAAAATAATTCTTGGAATTGATGCAGGCTTTTCTAATATGGGGATAACAGCTATGCTGTTAAGTAAAGGAAAATTGAAATTAATTAATGCTGCTGTACTTACCACGGAAAAAGACGAAAGAAAGAAAAGTATTAGAGTTGCTGATGATGATATTGAAAGATTAAAAAAATTGACTAATGATTTGACAGATTTTATTTCCGAAACACAATCGATTCTTTATAATAAATTTGAATCTATGCATTTTAGATATTTTGCTGCCGTTGAATTCCCAACAGGCGGTGCACAAGGTTCACGAGCAAATAGATGTATGGGTATGGCAACAGGTCATCTTGTTCCTTATTTAATGCTAAAAAATATTACATTTGAAATTATAACACCATCACAAGTAAAATCTATTGTTAAAAATAAAAAGACGGTTTCTAAAGATGATGTTATTAAAGAAGTATTAAAATATGTAGATAAAGAAAATATTTGTAAAATAAATTTATCATCAGATGGAAGAAAAAAAATAGTTATAATATCAACTCCATTATATAACGATATTATAATCCAATATTCTTTATTTGAACATGTAGCTGATTCATTATCAGCTGTAAGATATTCAAAAAATAATTCACCGTATTATAATTTATTAGCAACCGGAGTACAAAATGTCCAGTAAAAATAAAAAATATAAGAGTTTGAAATATATAATGATTGTTATTAAGGATGATTCAGGAAATGTTAAGACGATTAAATATGAATTTAAGAAAATGATAAAAAAGGATGATGTTTTGCTTGTTGATATAAATGGGGATTCAAATGCTGAATTGAATACATTTAATAAAGAAGAATTGCCTGATAATATTAATGAATTATTAAATTGAGAGGTAACTAAATGACACATTTTATGGATGATAGAGCGCCATTGGAATTAACAAAAGTTTCTACAAAACAAAAAATTATAGTATGCCCTAAATGTAAGATAGGTAGATATGTTTCTGTGCAATGTATAAGTATTATTTGTGTTTGTGGAAATTATTTTAGGCAAGAAGAATCATTGAAACCGGAACAAGCTGAGCAAATGCTAAGTGGTAATAGAACAGCACTTGATAAAAGTTATATGGACTTTCGAGCAAGTATGGAAAAGAAAGCATATGATTATAAAGAAAATGTTATGGATAAGAAGAAAAAAGGTATTAATAAAACACATGAACCTGAGGATGTTCAAAGATTAAGAGATAATGGGTTTGTGAAAGATTAAAAATATTTTATTCCCTAAAAGGTTTATAGTGTTTTGAATATAAATGATTGGTTATTATTTTTAATGTAGAATAAAAAAGGATTTATAATGCCTAAAAGAACAGAACTTGAAAAACGTGCTATTGCTGCTTTGGAAGAAAAGTTGCCGGATAAATTTTGTAATGCCAGAATACCTACTAATGATGAAGGTGCAAGATATTGCAGAAATTTAGCAGGATTTAAGACAGATCACCTTGGATCAGGTAGATGTTATTTGCATGGTGGTGCTTCAGGTGGCAGACCTATTATTCATGGATTGTTTAGTAAAAAATTAACAAGTACACTTCAAGTTGAATATGATAAACTTGTTAAAGATCCAGCATTGATAGATTTATACGCAGAAATGGCATTGACTAAATTATTTGTTGGTCAATTATTATCTGCACTAAGAACTAAAATGCTTTCTGAATTTAGTGAATTGGATGAGAAAGAAATAGAAGAAATGACTGATGAAGATGTAATCAAATCAGGTAATTGGATGGTTCAATATTCTACTAAATCTGGAGCATATACCGCTTCAGCGGAATTAAATGCTTTTATTAAAGTAGTTGATATGTCAAGAAAAATTTATAAAGATATCGTTGATACTGAAACTAAATCTATGAATACGCTTAATATAAAACAAGTCTATTCAATAATTAATCAAATAAAAAATCAAATGATGGAAACATGTGGTATGTGTCCTGTTAGAAATGAAATAGTAAATAGACTTGCCAGAACTAAAATTATGAATCTTGATAAGCAACAAGATTAATTAATCTAACTAAAAAAAATAGAGAGGTAAAAAATGGGTTACAAAGCAGAACTTAAACAACATATTAAAGTTGGTGCAGAAATTGTTGCCGTTTATCAAGGGAGACCTTATACAGGCACAGTAGTAAAATATGAAAATACTGCAATACAAGATGCTGTATTAACATTGGAAGATAAGGCAGGTTTAATTCATATTATTCCTATATCAGTTGGAATGTTTCCTGCTATTACTGTTTTATTGGTAGAAAAAAATAAAACTGATGATATTGATGGTGAAATTGATGAAGAATATGATTTAACTGATGACAAAACAGTTAATGCTGAAAAAATAGCTGAGTCTGAATTAATTAATTATAATACATTTGATGATAGTCAGTTAATAAGAGCCGCTAAAAAGAAAAATATAGAATTATCTTTTAATGGTAAAAAACGTAAAAGAAAAGAATTAATAAAATTATTGGCTGAATATGATAAAAAACAATTGAAGAAAAAATAATTTATTAAATTCATTTATAGTGGCGATAAATTTTTTATCGCCATTTTTTATTTGAGGTGCAAATGAAGGTTATTGGAAAATATTTTAATAAGTTAGAAAAGAAATCTGGAAAATATTTAACCAAGAATCAATTATCAGATTGTTCTTTTCATGTTCATGATTATTTTTTTAATGATAGCTGTAAAATAGTAGTTGCTTTTTGTAATTCCGAAATTAAAAAATCGGTTAGGAAAAATTATTTTTTGAAAATTATAACTAAATTAAATGTTCATGTTCTTATATATAGTAAAATAGTTCCAAGACTTTGTTCATTAAATAAGCGTGAAGTTTTTTATTTATTCGAAGTAGAAAAAAATAATAATAAATATTCAATTGTTTTGACTAAAGAATTACCTATTAAAATGAATAAGTCTTTTAATATTAAAAAAATTTCCAATTCAGGTCATCCAGGTATTGAGCAAAGTGCATTATTGGCAGCAAAATATTTTAATATTCATACTGGTGGATATGCACCTAAACATTTTTTAACAGCCGATGGAATAAATAATAATTTAATGATTAATTTTGGATTAACTGATTGTGAACTTTTAAATAGAAATGATTTGATACAAAAAAATATCGAAACAAATCATGGGACTTTAATTATTTGTCCAGATAAAAAAGAGTTAAGGCATTTTAGATATTTATTTTCAAAATTAAATAAATCATATTTCAGTTTATCTATTCAGGATATTTACATTATTTCTGAATGTGAAAAGGACAATCCTGTTTATAGGAAAATAAAATTTAATTTTGTTAAATGGTTAATTGATAATTGGATAACTGAAATAAATATCACCGGAACTAAAAATTCAACAGGGGAAATGAATAAAAGAATATTTATGACTCTTGTAAAATTAATGAATAAAAATTTTCCAGACATAGAGAAATTGGAGAAAAAATATTTAATAGTTAAGGAATTGCTTAATGAAACTGAAAAAGCTGAATAATGAAAATATTATAATAATAGATGGTATGAATTTATTTCACCGTGTTTATTATAAGTTTTTTATGTTAACAAATAAGGATGGATATCCGAGTGGTGCTGTGTACGGATTTTTAAGTTCATTGTTGAATATTATTTCTGAATGTGATAGCAATAAACTTATTATATGTTGGGAAAGTAAAAAGAAGAATTGGAAAAAAATTGAATCTGAAAATTATAAATCTAATCGTGATGGAAGATTTACTTCAGAACAACAAGATGCATTTAAGTTATGTTTTAATGATGTAGTTGATTTTTGTAAAAAGATTGGGATATTGCAAATCAGAATTGATGGTTATGAAGCTGATGATGTTATATTTTTTATTACTAATAAAATGAAAAAAAATATTGTTGTTGTTAGCAAAGATAAAGATATGCTTCAACTTATTAATGATAAAAATAATATTACTTGTTTTAGGAATAATTCTAAAGGTGGTGGATATGATTCAATTAATGAAGATAAAGCGAGTAATATTTTTCACAATTTGAGACCTAAACAAATAGCTTATTTTTTAGCAATAGCTGGAGATGCTGGTGATAATGTTAAAGGGGTAAAAGGAATTGGTGAAAAGAAAGCATTGAAAATTATAAATCAATATGGTAAAATAACTAAAGAAAATGTTAATAAAATTTTTAATGTTTCTGAAAAACAACAATATATAAGATCATTAAGACTTGTTAAATCTTCATTGATTGTTAAAAGAATTGAAAATATTAAAGAAAGTAATTTTATAGGAATAGATAAGTTTGATGAAAAAGAAGTTGATAAAATGATAAAAGTTTTCGGAATAAAAAGATTTAGCACAAGTAATTTAAGGCAATTATGTAATACTAATTTCAAAAATGAAATTAGTAGAACTTTAATTGGGTGATAAAATGGAAGATGAAATTTATAAAATAGGATGGTTTTCCGGTGGAATGCCTGTGAGTAAAAAAATAAAAAAGGCATCAGATATTCAAGTTGGTGATATTTATTATTCAAAAAATATTAGCAAAGATAAGAATTGGGGCGAAACACTAAAAAGAGATAAGTTGATAATAATAAAAATAGCAACTATAAGAGATGCTAATGGAAAATATAGAATACAATTTATTAAAATAAAGCAAGGTAAGATTTTTGAGAAAAAATATTTAATTAATGCAAATAAATTATTTTTATTCATTAAAACAGGAAAGACTAAATAATGAAAACTGTATTAAAAAATCAGCCAACTAAAATTCAAAATGATATTTTAAAATTTATCGCTGATAGAACTAATGGTGTGAATAATACTGATCGAGTTACAAATATTGAAATATTCAAATTCTTAAAAGAGAAACCGGAATATAAAAGTATTCAAATTGGAATGGTGAATTCTAAGTTGACTAAATTTGAAATAAAGAAAATTATTTTGAAAGTTAATACTATTAATGTGAGTAATGATTTATCAAAATATAAGAACATCCCTGGCACTATTCCACAATATTCTTATATTTTAACATCCGAAGCATATGAAACTATTTCTTAAATACCCTTCTAAATCCCCATTTTAACGAACATAGATGTGCTTTTAAGCCCACTTAACCCCTAAATAGAGTAAAAGACTATAAACATGAAAAATACAAAAAATAACCAATTATCAGATGAACAAATTTTAGAAATAATATCTAATGAAAAGATTGCTGTGTATAATAATTTTCAGCTTCAAATGAAAGATAGTATATTTCAAGAAATGATATTGAAAATATGGGAAGCGTTATTTATTAGCACTAATCCAGCAGGTAAAAATAATACACTGAATTTTATCAAATCTTTTAATAGTACAGTATATGAAAATTTTGAAAAGAGTTTTGATGAAAATTATAAATTGTATTGTAGTAATAATGAATTTGCTATTAGTAAAAGTGATTATCGGGAAAATTTCTATGCAGCAATACAGAATAATGCAGATGATTTAATAAAATATTTTGATCTTGATAAAAAAATAATTATACCAACATAATTAAAAGGTGGAATGAAATGGATGATAGAAGATTTTTTGTATTCAGTAAAATTGATCCAGCATCTACTGATAAAGCATATTTGATAATATTTAAGATTAAGGACAAAATAATTGATAAAAATTTTATTATTCCTTGCCATGGGTCTAAAATATCAACTGAAAGCTTTCCAGATAATTTTGAAATACAAATTTGGTTTCCTAAAAGTATAACGGAAATTAAGGATGAGAATAAAATATTATCAGTTCCAGATTGGTATGTTAAAGAACTTGATGCACGTTTAATCAAACCTTCAAATTTCAAATTTGAAATGTTGTTTATGTATTTTAAGAAATTGTGGTATTATGGAGAAACAATACCAGTTATTAAAAATAAAGATGAAGGATTGGAAGATGGTAATTTTACATATAAAGAAGCTATTGAAAAAGAAAATGTAATTACTGATGCTGATTATAATTCAGAAGATAAACAAATTGGTAGTGTAGATGAATTATTTGTTAAGGATGCAGCAGAAGCTATTTTTAATAAAGAAGATGAAAAAATATTGGGCGGAGTTAATCTTGATTATGATTCAGAAGATGAACAACTTGATCAATTAAATAAAGTAGGTATTACTAAAAAGAAATCAACCGATAAGCCAAGAAAAAAAGGTTGTTCAAGTTGTTGAGGTGATATATGCCTGGAATAGTAAACAATAGTGTTATTATATTTTCAGCAATTGATAAAAATGATAATGACATTTTAGAAATAGTTGAAAATATATACGTTAAAATTCAACCAGATGGAATAAAGACAATTGTTGTTAATGATGAATATTTAACGTGTGAAATGAAAACTTGGCAGATATATGAAGAATGAAATAATAACACCAGAAATGATAAATAAATTAATAGAAGAAAAGAAAAAGTTAATGACTAAAAAATATCATTTCGAATTAACAGCCAATGATACAAAACGTTTATCTGAATTAAATATTCTTATTTATATTAAAAATAAAAAAATGAAGGGGCAGCAATGTATAAATTAATGAATTTGTCTATTAAAAATATAATTATTTTTGAACCTACTGATTTGCTTGATAAGGAAACTTATTTGAAATTAAACAAAGAAGAAAGAAGAGAATATATTAATAAAAGATCATCATTAACATATAATGATTTTTCTTTAAGTATTCCCCAAAGAAATGAAATACCCAATGCTGAATTAATAATATTTATAGATAATGAAAACCTTGATGAAGCAATTGTTATTAAAATAGGAATCTTGAGAAAAACTAAAATATATGGATATCATAAAGGGAAAGATATTCTTGGTTTACAGATATTAAAATCAGAGAAAAATCTTTCTACTGCAATTGTTGCTAAATCATTAGCACTTCGTGATATTGAAAAATAATTAATAATATTTGTATATTATAATAAGAAATTTAAGAAAGGGAATAAAATGGAATTTTCATTTTATGTTTATTTAATATTAATAATATGGATAATATTTATAGTAGTACATGCTGCTTGGATAATTAGTATTGAAAATGCTATTGAAAAAGAAAGAGAAAGAAATGCATTTATTAAATTTTCACAATCATTAAATAAATATAGCATGGCAATGAGTTCATTAAAATTTTCAATAGGTGGAATGGTAAATAGTTTTAATTGTTTATCTAATGAAATGGAAAAGGTTCGTAAAAATTTGATATCTTTAAAGGAATAAATATGGCTAAATATGAAAGAAAGAAACCTGTTAGAGATTATTATTTAGAAATAGTGATTAGGAAAACATATAAAATAAAATCATCTACTAAACAAAAGGCACAAGGGATATTATGTGATCTTAATCATAAAGAAGATATTGCTGTTGAAAATGGAGAGATTGAAAAAATTGAAGATTGTGTTCTTAAAAAAAGATTGTTAACATATTCTGAAAATAAATTATCTAAAGGTAAAGGAACAGGGAAAAGAAATAGTTGGTAATATAAAAAATTGGCAGGATAGAATGCCAGTATTTATAACTAAATAAAAAGGATCAGATAATGGCTAAAGCAACAAAACAAAAACCTATGACAAAAAATCAAGTCATTTCTACATTAGCAGAAAATACCGGATTGTCAAAAAAGGAAACTTCATCTGTATTAGAAACTTTAGTTTCTACTGCATTAAAAAATTGTAAATCAGGTTTTACAATTCCTGGTCTTGGCAAATTAATTCTTGTTCACCGTAAAGCAAGAAATGGCAGGAATCCGTTTACTGGTGAAAAAATTAAAATTAAAGCTAAGAATGCTCTTAAATTTAGAATTGCTAAAGCAGCTAAAGATGCAATTCTTGGGAATTAATTAACAAATAATTTAGGTAACTGCTGCTTGTGTTAATAATAAATTAATTAATTGACCCTTAGCTCCATTATTAAATGAAAAGTGAAAGAAAAATAGCAGCAGTTTACCTTAATAATAAAAGAGGAATATAAAAATGATTGCGGAAACAAAATTAAATGATAATTTGATAATTACAAGTGATGACTTAATAACTACTAAAAATATAGAAGATTGGGCACAAGCTATTAACAATGTAAAAGGATTGTTTAATAAAAGAAATATATTGTGTACTGGTATTTGTGTTAATGAAAATTTATTTAAAAAATTAAAACAAGAAACCGATAGCATATCAGTTCAATATCCTAAAATAATTAATCCGCGTGTAGTAAATGATTATTTCATGCAATCACTTAAAATTGGTTTCGTAAATGGAATGAAATTTAAGAGTAATACGGAGAATAATTCATTTTTTGATTCTGCAATAAAAATAATTTGTTTAGAAAAACAAAAAAGCGGTATTATTTATTTTTACGATTATAAAAAAATGGAAATTTATATTTCTATGTATGAATATTTTGTTAATGAATATAAAATTGAAAGATATTTGACTGAGCAAGAAGAAAATAAATTGCTTGAATTATTAAATTTATTAAAAGATAAATTTATACCAGTATATAAAATAAAAAGTGCATTATTTAAATATTTTGGAGATTATGAAAGTTATGGAAAATGAAAATAAGAATTGGACTGATGAAATAAAAGATAGATTAGAAAAGATTCAGAAACTGTGCGATTATGGTTGTGATTTGCATACATATCTTATGGGTGATGGCAGTTGTAATTGTATAAATCGTAAAAAGAATATTTTATTATTAGCAACTGAAATAATAAAAATTAGTCGGTCTTTTTATGTAGAAGTTACGGAAAATGATCAGGTAGATTTATTATCATTTGAGAAAAAAGTTACAGATTGGCAAGATAAGAATTTTAATAATCATCATCCTATTCCAATAATAAATAATATTAAAGCAGTAATGCAAAAACTTGATGATAATAGTTATCATACTGGTAATACGTTTGATGAAGAAAATATTATGCTTAGTCAATGTATAACCGAACTTGAGAAAACTATTGGTTATCGGAATTTGTTAGGTACTGTAGAAGAAATTGGTGAATTAAGTCACGCTCAATTAAAAGGTGAGCAAGGTATAAGGCATACACCAGAGGAAATTTTGGAAAAGAAAAAGGATGCTATTGGTGATGTGATAATTTATTTAATAAATTATTGTAATGGTCAAGGATTTACTTTGACTGAATGTATTAATTTAGCTTGGAATGAAGTGAAAGATCGAGATTGGACAAAAAATAAGTTGACCGGTAAATAAAAAAGGTGCATAAAATGAATACAAAATTATATTGTGAACAAAGAGGTAAAGAAATTGCTGATCGATTAATTGAAAGGGTTGGTGGAGATTGGAAAGTTAATGTATGGGAGAATATGGGTTGGCATTTCAATGTTCAATGTGGAACTTTATCTATAAGTGAATGTGTGAATGGCTATAAAAATAAAAATAATAAATTCTATTATTATATTATGGTTTCTAAAGATGAAGATAATATTGATACTGGTCATTCCCCTATTCAAAATTTAATAAAGAATAGTTGTAAAACTCCAGAACAAGCTGTTAAGAATGCAATTGATGCTATGGATGAATATACATTTGAAGTGATGAAACTTTATTATTCAAATAAAAGAAAATTTAATGTGTTATATCCTGATATTAAGATGGCGGATATGCAAATGAAAGTTGCTATTAATTTAATTCCAGCAATTGAAATTAAATTAAATGAAATATTAAATAATGTTAATAAACAAATCAATAATAAAAAATAAAAGGTGCTAAAATGTTAAAAGAAGAAAAATTTGAAGAAAAAGTTAAAACAGCATGCAAGATATTAAATAACGTATTTCCTAAAACGAATTGGTATATTAATAATATTGAAGATGAATATCCAAGAATATTAAATGATACCGTTCCTGCGTTGCAAATAATTTGTAGTACGGATGATAACGGCTGTTGTTGGGCTTCGTTGTATGATAAGGATGGTGAGCCATTTTTAGGCGAAGATATGGAAGAAAGGATAAATCAGATAACTAATAATTTTATGAGAAATGGTGATGCTATACCATTGAATAAACCTATGAAAGCAATTAAGATTTTTATTGATGCTTATAGGATTGTTATTAAAGATATTACGGATATCAATGTTGATTTAAAAAATCTTTTAGCTGAAATAAAATAATAAATAAAAAAAGAGGAATGTGTTATGAAAGATTTGTTAGATATATTTAAGAAGATGTACAATGAGCAATTTCTTATACAGGATTTTTCTGAAGAATTGCAAATTGAACTTTTAGATTTAATGAATTTGCTTGATAATATTAAGCAAATTGTAGAAAAATATAAATGGAAAGCTATTGATTTTATAGATAAAGAAACTGGGTTTAGCACAACTATTATTTTATATGATATTATTTTGAATAATAAATATACAATAGAATTTGAAAAACCATTTGTTATTGTTGGCTGGACTGGTAATAATGTTAAAGACGCTGTTGCTCATCTTAGCGCTGAATTACATGGAATGCTGCTGATTAAAGAATATAGTATTGATGAAATAAGAGATATTGATGATAATGCTGTAAAGGATTGGTTAAAAAAGGGATATTATAGTTTTCATCATTTGCCAATAAAAGATTTAAGCTATATTGAGCAATTAAAATTTACGGATGTTTCGGATTATCATTTAGCAGATTATAGTTTTTATAAATTGGTTGAATGAGATTTATAATTGTTATAAAAAATAAAGTAAAGGATAAATTATGAAAAATTCTGAAAAACTTACCGTTGCACAAGTTTTCTATAAAAAAGTAAATAAGGTGAAAGATAAATTGAATGCTGCTTATCCAGGAATGAAATGGTATATATTATATCATATAGATGATTATTATTCAGGAATAAGAAGTGAATCTTTGCCATTTTTAGTAATTATTTGCTGTCCTGATTCTTGTTATTGTACTTTTGATATATTTGATTCTAATTTGGAAAGGAATATGGATGAAATTATTTTAAAGAAATATAAAAAACTTACCAATTCAATTAATAATCCGGTAAAAGCTGTTGAGAAATTTGTATATGCTTTTAATATAATGGCTGTAAGAACAAATAATATTTGTTCACAATTAAATAATTTTATTCCAATAAAATAATATTATGTTTTGTATATTATTATAAGAACAATAAAATATAAGGATGAATAAAAAATGGAAAAATCATTTCAAGATCAATTAATTCAAATAATTGAAAAAAGAATTTCTTTATTAAAAAAGAATAAAAATAACAACTTAGATGATAGTGTAAGCAGGATGGCAGAATTACAAAAGATTTATATGCTATTACATGGTGAAATAACTATAAAAGAATATATAGGTGAAAGTGAAAAAATTAAAGAGCCTGCTATTGAAGCTATTGAAGATAATTCAAAACCTATTAAGGTAAAGTTTGTTGTTGGTGTAGATAGTGATACTAAAAAAGAAAAGTTGTTTGCTGATAATTTTGATCGTGCATATTTAGATGGATTAGCTAAAGATACGGAGCAAGAAAATGTAATTGATGGTGTAAAGAAAGCACCAGTTGTACTTAAAGAATCTGACCAAGCACATGCAGGTGAAGTGATTGATGAAGATGAATATTTTGCTGATTCGTTAAATACTATAGAAATGGGAACAAAAGTTAATAAAATACCTATTGTATCTAAAGAACCTGATCAAGAACCTGCTGAACCTAAAAAGAAAAAAGAATATTATACGACTTTAGCAGATGTTATGAAAAACTGTGAGTTCATAGTAAATACTAATAATGATAAGAAATGGTTTGAAGAAATAACGAAAATTTATAATAAAAAATTAGGGAAAAGAAGATTTAAGATCGTTAGCATACAACCGGATATGATTATAAGTAAAAGTAAAAAGTATTATATAGTAGAAAGTGAAGGTATAAGATCGTTATGGTTAAGGGTTGGAAATAATGGAAATAATAAGAAATGGGATTTACCGCGTCGAATTTTTATGAATAAGGAAATGGAAGAACATTGTGAACTAATACAACGAGATAATGATAAGAAAGAATTGCTTAATGAAATTGAAAGGGTTGGTGGACGTTGGATTGATTATTATCAAAACCATGCCATTAGTGTACGAAAATATAAAAGATATTATTGGATATATCGTAAATCATCGGATGCAACGGAACTTTGGAAAGTTAAAAAATAAAAGGAATAATTCTATGGATAAGGTAAATCAAATCTACCAAACTGTTAAAGAAGTAAAAAACAATTGCCGATTAATAGCTAATAGTGCTAAAGATTATCAGGAATATAAATCTGCTTTAAATAAGATATCTACTGAAACGAAAGGAATGGATTGGCAGGAAATTAATATTGATGGTAATGTCCATATTAAAAAGATAAAAGAGTATTACTTGTTGTATTCTTTATATGGTACAGCACAACTCTATAAAGCATAAAAGGGAGATTTATATATTATGTCATATAATATTAATAAAACTATTAAAATAAGGAATAATAATAGCACATCATCTATAAGGACACATCGTAAACAAATAAGAAGTATAATCAATAGTTTACCTGTTGATATAGAAAAAGCGTTTAAGAATAATAAATTGATAAATATTAATGAAAGTGTTAAGTATAGTGAGCAAGTTCCGGTATCTAAAACAATAACAATTGAGATCACGTTATGAAAGAACTAATAACTGTAAAGGAAATAAAAGAACAGTGTATGCTAATTTTTGATGCTGAAGATGATATAGTGCTTTATGTACAGGTATTAAATAGAGTTAAGGCACTATATCCTAATGAAAAGTTTAACCAGGTTGCTACATATAATGATACAACAATAAGTAGAATGCGGGAATATTATATGGTAAACCATCTTGGTATGCTTAGTTTATGGAAATTAAAAGAAAAAGATAGTGTTCATACTGTTAATAACCCTATAGAGCACATTGAAGAACCACATAAAGTAGAACCTAAATCTTGTAAGATGTATATAGGTGAAGGTCTCACGATTTAATAGAAAAAGAAAAAGGATAATAATAGTAGTAAGGTAAAGGATAGTAAGAAAGAAAACAATTAACTGCATGTATATAGTAATAAGATAGAATAAGGAAAGAAACAATGAATATGTTGATGAATAGTAGTAAAGAATATATAATATTAGATGGTAATAGAGTAATTGATTATAGTATATCGAGGAATAAAGTAATGAATAGTGTATTATGCTATTTAGATGATAAGTTAAGTGATAATATGTTGAGCAATAAAACAATTTATTTGTTGAGTAATAAAGTAACAGTATTAGATCAAGACCAAAGATTAATAATATCAAGTAATAAAGGAATAGGGCAAAGATTGTTTTATTTGTTGAGTAATAAGATAATAAATAAAAGATTAAGGCACCACATGCTTCTAAACACACATGGTTCAACGATGGCAATCCCCGATAACTCGATAGCTCGAATTGATATAGAAAGTAGTCTATTTACCCCTTACACTGCTGATACTGCCCATATTGTTAGAAGCTCCGTAATATTGTTTAGTAGTCCTATAATACTGTTCATACTGTTGCTACTGTTGTATATTATTGATATAGTAATAAAATATATTGTTAGTACTGTCGATGATGTTAGCAGTATGGCAGTATTAGTAATGTTGAACAGTATATTATTAAATCCCAAGCAGTTAGGGGCGGGGGTATCAACAGTATCAACATTTTCACATTTAAGTATGAGATGTCTCTTTCGCCCCTACATACAATTTTTTCAAAAATTCTCTACTTTTCCCAACAGTATGAAAAAATTCTCTACTTTTCATAACAGTATTAAAAAATTATCAGCATATCACTACTCACACACTGCCCACAATAGCACAATAAATATATAATTAACATAACAACACAGGGGATAAATAAAATGAATGAAAATAAGATAACACATTTATCAATGAATGATAATAATTCTTTATTAACGAAAGAAGAATTAACCAGAGAATTATTAAAAGTACCGGACGTATTAAAGGAACAAATTAAAGAGGCAATAGAAAATAATCTCGATGTAAGTATATTGATGCATAATACACATGCTATGGATGCTGATGGTAAAATCCAGGTACTTGGTTGCCACTATAGTATCTTTGTTCCTTTTAATGTTATGAATACTAAGGAAAAGAATCTTGAAGTAATTGTTAAAAATATTGTATATGTTCCTTTACATGATAATTATTCTGCTAATGTAGAAATTTATTACGCGGATAATAAAATATATTCCGAAGATATAATAATTGATAGTGTTGATATGATTAATTATATAGAAACTAAATTTAATCATGATGTTGTGAATAGAAAATATGGAACAGTGATAAATATGGATGATAATGAAGTACTTGGTTTGGAATTGGCATTGAATCCTGATCCTAATCGGACTTTACAATGTGATATAGATTGGCAATCTTTATATGTTAATTTCTATTATAAAATAGATGAGATAGAATAAATATGCGGACTATGGAAATAGAACTAATGGAAATACAAGATGATGGCAATGCTGTATTAAAATTATCTATAAGTGAATTTGTTAATTATAAAATAGTATTGTCTAAGCATATTTCTTTTGAATTTGTTAATTATAAAATAGTATTGTCTAAGCATATTTCTCTTGAAAAGAAAGTATTTGCTGAACTCAAGGAAACTAAAATAATGAATGGATTAGATAAGGTTGGAGATAAAAATAAAGTAGGCGTGTTAAATGTGATAGGTGGCAGTAATTTAAAAAATGGATTGAATAAAAATTTAGATATGAGTTTTGAAGTATCTGAAGATTGTGAAACTATAAGTGAATTTAGAATATTTGAATTAATAAAGGGAGGAAAATAAAATGAAAAATAATTTATTACAAGACTTGGAAGCAATACTGTTTTTAATAGGCATGACGATAACACTGGTTATATTAACCAGGTGTACTTCGATTGGTAATAATACTGAAAAACCTATTCCGTTAGCTAACGATACGGAGCGTTTTCGGTATCTTTCAATTCTAATAAAAGAGTGTAATGATAGTTTAATAGTTCATGGGAATACGGGTGATACTATAAAAATGAAATCTGATTATGGGTTAGTACAATCCCTGGAACAAAATCGCTTATTATTATTAAGACGTGTATTAGATTATTATAAAAGTCCTATTGCTGATGAAATAGAAATAGATACCTTGAATAAAATGGTGAGATGGAAAGATGAAATCTTGTTTCATCAAGGTGATTGTATAAATCACAATAAATTTTTAACAGGTGTGATATTAAATAATAAGTATCTTCAAGATGATGCTGGTGCCACGATGGTACTTGGATATTTTCGAGATGGTATGCATTTTGTAAAAATTAGGGATATAAAAAAAATAAGGTGTGAAGATATTCAGAAAGATTTTAAAGCAGAAGCCCGTATTTATATAAATAAATTGAATCGTAAACGAAAATGAAACGTTTAATTTATTTACTGCCGTTTGTGTTATTGATAATATTTCAATTAATATTAATAGATAAAGGAATATTATCGATATCCGCTGATGAAAGCGGTCATACCTTAAATGCTTATAATTATTATATAGGCAAAGGGAGTTTGTGGGGTATGTGGCTGCCAGGGCAACAGCTTATTTATACGGCGGGATTTATGGTATGGAAAGATTTAGTGTGGATGCCACGAATAGTGAGTATGATGTTTGGAATATTTACATTGATAAGTTTAATGCTGGTGACTAAAGAATTATTTAAGGATAAGAATATAATTGTTATGACTGGAGTGTTTGGAAGTTTATTTGTTGGAATAAATTTATATAGCGTATTGCCCTTGACTGAAATATATTTCTTTGCTTTTATATTATTGGAAATATATTTAATGCTATATTATTTACGGACTGGTAAGAAAGAATGGCTGGTAATTATAGTTGGAATAATAGCAACAATGTTTCGTTATGATGGTTGGGTATTTATACTGGTTGTGGGCGGTATGATGATAAAGAAATTAAAATATAAAACTATACTGTTGTTTTTATTTCCGGTGGTATGGGTAATGTATGGATGGATAATGACAGGGGATATGTTTGGGTTTATACATAGTGTTGCTGAAAGAAGAATAGCGTTGCGAAATGATGAAGGTATGATATATAACTATATTCTTCTAACATTGGAATCTACTTTATTGGCTGGATTATTTTTTATTAATAAAAATAAAAAATACTTAATGTTATATGTGATAACTTTTATTATTTGGGCAATAGCTTTATCTCGAACCGGAGCAATGCCGACTCATAATGTATGGCGTGTACCGTTGATATGGAATATTATGATGATACCGTTTCTTGCTTATGTTGTGATGAAACCTAAACAAAAAATATTGAGCGTTGTAGTAATTATAATTATTTCACTTTTATTCATAAAGCAAACTGTTAAATATATTTCATTACCACAAAAATACATTTTAACGTGGAATGAAATTGAACTGGGTAAGAAAATTCAACAGCTCGATGGGGGAATTATTATTCCTAAGATGGGTTGGGAATACTCGAATATTCTTGTGGTAAGTCAACGACCTGAAAGAATTTCTTTTAAAGATGGAATTAACTATATGGATTTAATATTGTACGATTATTTAATTGTACCGCGCCGGATTTATATTGATAAGGAAGAAATATGGAATAATAAAGATTGGTTTATTTATAAATTAAAAAACACAGGGGAATAAAATGAAGAACACATTATTGAAAATATTAATTGTGATTGGCATAATAGTGCTAATAATATCAGCATCATTTACTACATTGAATGGTCAGACAATTTTGTGTACTAAACATTATCATCTAAGTACGGCAACTTGTACAGTTCCATTTATGGATGATACTTTATATGTAACCGGAAAATATTTAACAGCTGAATTTGAATTTATATTAATAGAAATACAATTCCATGGTCTTGAATATTTGGATGCTTTACAAAAAACCAAAATAGGTGTTTGGCATATATCAGAATATATTGATGAACAAATTAGATTTATTTATAATAGATGGATTGCTAAAAAAAGATTGCAAACAATCGATGATGATTTTTGGCAAGATGTAAATAAAAAAAGGTGAATAAAATGGAAAAGAAAAATATTTTAATAACAGGGCATAATGGATTGGTGGGATCTGCTTTAGTAAAAATGTTTAAGAACGATGATAGAGAATATAATGTCATTGTTGCACCCAGAAGCAGTTTAGACTTAAAAAGTGAACAAAGTACCAGAAAATGGTTTGATCAAAGAATTAAAGAAGGCGTTAAGATTGATATGGTAATTTGTTGTGCTGGAAAGGTTGGTGGTATAGTTGCAAATTCTAAATATCCAGCTGAATTTTTATATGATAATGCTTTGATTGGATTGAATACAATTTCTGCTGCTTATATTTATAACGTAGATAAATTAATTTACTTAGGGAGTAGTTGTGTTTATCCAAAAACTTTAAAAATTATTGATGAAAATAAATTATTATCCAGTAAACTTGAACCTTCGAATGAAGGATATGCTATTGCTAAAATAATGAACATAAAACTTGTTGAAAAATTTCATATTGAATATGGTAAAAATTATTATTCAGTAATGCCTTGTAATGTTTATGGATATGGTGATAATTATAATCTTGAAAGTTCTCATGTTATTCCAGCATTGATTAGAAAATTGCATGAAGCTAAAATGAATAACAATACTGAATTTAATGTTATGGGTAATCCTGAAACACGACGTGAATTTACATTTTCAGATACATTGGCTGCTAAGATATATAATTTGATTGAATTTGTTAGTGCAGATTATTTAGATATAGTGTATGGTACTAATTTATTGAACCTTGGTAGTGGTGTGGAATATACGATGGATAAATTAGTGAAAACAATTTCTAAGGTTGTTGGCTATAAAGGAAAAATAAATTGGACTAATACTGGTGCTGGAGTTGAAAGAAAATTAATGGACTCGAAAAAACAAAAAGAAATTTTTTCATCATTTGGTTGTTATAATGATTTATATGAACCAGAATTAAGTGAAGGAATAAAAGTAACATATAATGATTTTTTAACTAATGAAGGATTAAGAAAATAATTTGTTAATAATCGTCATATATTCATTAGACATGAAAAAATGGCACCAAGATAAGAAAACACAGGTGCAATAAATAATTAATTATACTACAATTTATTTCGGAGATTATTAATGGAAAAAGAAAAAGAAAAAAATGAAACTGAAAGTAAATCAAATGAAGTTAAGACGGAATTTGATAAACTTTCAAAAGTTCAGAAAGATGTTGTCATGTCTGAATTAAATAAAAATCAGAAAACATCTGAGGTAAAAAATGAAAATTAATTGTCAATCAAAATCAGGTATGTCAGTATCTTCGGCATGGGGATGGACACCATTATTTGGTGGTGTATCGACTTGTACACTTACATTTAGTCCAGGCATAGCGGCACAAGGCATAGATATATTAAATGTCAATATTATTCATGCTTGGATGGTAAATGGGCAAATTATTGCTTCACAAAGTAATTTTGTTGATCAAATAAATAGTAATGGAATATTAAAGACAAGTCAATCTTTAATAATGGGTGGAATTCCAACAGCACAAGCGGAATTAGTTTTTGTAGTTGACATAGGTATTCAGAATCCAGATGGTTCATATACTACTTGGAGAGGTACAACTCATACAGGTGTATATAATTTTTCTGCACCCGGTCAAGTTCAAGCTAATGTTCCTGAAGGTTCACCTATACAATCAGGTATTGCTTATAATGCATATTGTGGTATTGATTATAATGGAACAAATACTCATTATGAAGCAGAAGTCCAAAATGGATCAATAGTGAATATTAGTGGAAATCATTTTGCTATAATTCCAAATGCACCTAATTGTTCTTGGAGAGCAAGAGCGGTTAATGATCAAGGTACTGGTGCATGGAGTAGTTGGTGTTCATTTTCTGTTGATACATATATTAATAATCCTGTTGTTAGTGCTTATGCTGTGCAGCACCCATCTAAACCAATTATTGCTTTATATATGAATGGAAGTATTTCTGTTCCATCTGGTGTTGTTATAACAAGTAGTAAATTTATTTATGGTGGTACTACAATTAATAATGGAACAACTTCAAGTCCATCTGCTTCAGTAAATAGTGTTAGTTTACCTATAACTGTGCAATTGCAAGTTATTTATTATGATTCTGTTTGTGCAAAATCGGTTAGTAAAGAAGTATCAGTTGTAGTTAATGATACTGGTTTAGAATAATTATCACAAAATAATAATTCAATAACAGTCTGGTTGAAATATATCAGACTGTTAAAATTAATTTGATGAGGTTATATAATATGATAGATAAAAATAAACAAGTTGCATTGATAACTGGAATAACCGGGCAAGATGGAAGTTACCTTGCTGAACTTCTTTTAGAGAAAGAATATATTGTTCATGGTGTGATTAGAAGGTCAAGCAGTTTTAATACTGAAAGGATTGATCATCTTTATAATGATCCAACATTGTTAGATAAAAAATTGTTTCTTCATTATGGTGATTTATCGGACAATAGTGTTTGTGAATTAATAAAAGAAATTAGACCGGATGAAATTTATAATCTTGCTGCTCAAAGTCATGTTGCTGTAAGTTTTAAGATTCCTGAATATACTTCTGACATTAATTATATGGGTGTAGTTAGAATGTTGGAATGTATTAGGCATCTTGATTATCGTGTAAAGTTTTATCAGGCAAGCACAAGTGAAATGTTCGGCAAAAGTCTTCCACCACAAAATGAATCAACGTTATTTCAGCCACAAAGCCCATATGCTGTTAGTAAAGTTGCTGCCCATAACATATGCACTAATTATAGAAATAGTTACAAGTTATTTATATGCTGTGGTATTTTATTTAATCATGAAAGCCCAAGACGTAATGAAACATTTGTAACAAGAAAAATTGTTAATGGTTTATGTAAGGTAAAACTTGGATTGCAAGACTGTGTAGTGTTAGGGAATATATTTGCTCAAAGAGATTGGGGTTGGGCACCTGATTATGTAGAAGCAATGTGGCTGATGATGCAAAGAAGTTTGCCTGATGACTATGTTATTGCTACAGGGGCAAGTTATACTGTGAAAGAGTTTATAGAAGCGGTGTTGCTTTGTCTTAATATTGAATATGAATGGTTGGAACATACAGGTGGTTCATTTCATGTACTGGATAAAAAAGATAGTAAAATTATTCTTTCAACTGATAGTATTAAATATATTAGACCATCTGATGTTGATTGGTTGTGTGGAGATTATACAGCAGCAAAAAGATTATTAGGGTGGAAACCAACTAAATATATGGATCAAATAATAGATGAAATGGTCAAATCAGATTTTGAAAAATTAAATAGAGGACAATAATGACAAGACGTGAATTAAAAGATGAAATAAAAGAATCAATAAAGGATTCAAAAAGTTTTGATGACATTATTGAAAATGTATCTGAATATATTGTGAACAATTTCAAATTAAAAAGAAGGGTGATTGTTTATGGAAAAGACAAGAACAGCAAAAGCAAAAGCAAAAGATGATAAAAATTCAATGGTGGTATTTGACAATATTATTTTTGAAACAAAATCTAATAACGAACTATTGATAATTAAAATAAATGATAAAAATTTAGATGAGCATCTTGATAATATTGCTAAAAATTTGAAAACGTTGATAGATGCAAGCGGTTGGAATGGTAAAATAATTATTTTAAGAAGTGATGATGAAATAGTTTATGGCTCGATTAGTTTATTTAGATATGCTATTTATTGCATAAAAAATAAAATTAAATTATTAAAAAAATGGAGTAAAAAATGAAAACTATATTTTCTAAAATTATTTTATTGAGTTCAATTTTAATATTAGTATTATCCTTAAATGGATGTGGATTAATTACTGGAATGATATTCCAAGATGACCCTAATAAGTATTATAAACCAGATACCACATTAATCACACAAACTGATTCAGTGTATCCAGATTTAGATTATGATAATTTATATGGATATGATGAATCAGCGGAAATGAAAATTGATTCTTCTGAAATTAAAAAAATGAAAAATAATATCGATAGTCTTAAAACAATATTAAATAGTGTTATCGGAGAAAAGAATAAAATTTTATTTGATTTTGATATAGAGAAAAATATAAAAGAAAATAATATCTTATCAATACAATCAAAAATGTATAAATTAAAAAATATAATAGATAGTCTGGAACAAAATACAACTGATTCTACTTTGCTTAAGCAATTAAATGATGCTAAATTATATATAGCTAAAAATGATTCTGCTATGGTAAATGCTATGAAGAAAAATAAAAATATGATAGGATCAATTGGTGATGAAAAGAATACATTAATAATGGGTATGTGTTTGATTGCAATATCGTTTATTATTTTATTTGTATATAGCATCTTTAATAAAAAGAAATCTTAAAGGGTATTATTGCCATATTTTTTTTCTTTTATTAATAGATGACAATTATTTTTATTACACAAGAATGGAATTAATTATGAGAACACTAAAACTTGTCAGGGATTATATAAAAAGTTTTGAATCGTTAAAATTAACAGCTTACCTATGCCCAAGTAGTGTTTGGACTATTGGATTTGGAACAACTATCTATCCTAATTATCAACGGGTAAAAGAAGGTGATAAATGCACTATTGAACAAGCTGAAGAATATTTTAATCACAATATTAATGAAATAGAAAAATTCTTAAATAATAAAATAAAATTAATTGTTGATGACTTAACTGATTATGAATATAGTGCATTAGTTAGTTTAATCTATAATATTGGAAGTGGAAATTTTGAACATAGTAAGGTTTTTTATTACTTACAAAGAAAAGATCATTGGTATGCTGCTAATTCGTTTCTTGATCATATATATGCTTGGGATAAAAATAAAAAGTGTCGTGTAAAATTAAAAGGTCTTGAAATAAGAAGAAAAAAAGAAGTAGAAATTTTTAATTATAATAAATATGAAAAAGTTGTTAGTAAAACTGTTAAGCCGATTGAGAAAATAATTGATTTTAATTTTGCTAAAAAAATAATTGTAAAAGGACTTACAAAGATATATAATATAAAAGAAAATATTTTGGTAATGCCTAAATATTTGGATGAAAGAATTTTATAATTTATTAATCTATTATTAATCTAAGAGGCAATAAGATGAAAGAAATAATAATAACAACAGTTGTTACATTATTGTTAACAACAGGAACAAGCTTCATAGTTTCATTAATTAAGAAAGGTCAATTTGAAACATGGGGAATTGCTTGTGGTAAGGCACTTAGTAAAATAGGTGATTTAAAGTTAGGTAGAAGTAAATGGGAAAAAGTTGAAGATGCATTAATGATTGCTATTGTATCATTTGCTCAAGGTTTGAAAAAAGGTGCTGATTTAGATGATAGTTTATCAGATGATGAAGTAAAAGCTCAAGTTGAAGCAGGTGCTCAAAGAATTGCCCGACGTTCTAATTCTGAAAAAAACAAGGCATCAAGTTAATGCTGTTAAAAATATAATACACAGGAAAGGTTTTTATTATGGCACGTACATTAACAAAAAAGCAGCCAACAAGAAAAATATTTGTAAATGGACTGATGGATATTCTTTCAGCACCAAGTGATAATGAACAATTAATAGATAACAGTGATTGGATTGAAATTCCTGTACCAATAGATTATTTTTGTGAAAAATATTTAGGTGAACCTTTATTTGATAAGCAGAGTGAATTTTCCAGTGCAATGATTGATGGGACTAAAAGAAAACTTGCAGGGAAACCTATTATAACAACGCGATGGAATAGGCAATATGACGAAGGTCATGCCTTTTGGGGCAAGGGATCAGGCAAAGATAGAACGATTGCAAAAATTGTTGTTTATATAGGGTACAAATTAAAATGTCATAAGAATCCTCAAAAATGGTTAAGAGAAAAATATGGTGCATCGATAGGTGATGATGATAATTTAGATATTGCTAATATTTCTATTAATGCACGTCAAGCACAAAATGTATTTTTTAAGAAACTAAAATCATTTGTAAAGAAATGCAAGAATCCTAAAACTAAAAAGAATTGGTTTGAAGAACATGGCATGGATTTAAGGGATGGTTATGATATCTTGCAAAATGAAATAAGATTTAGTGATTCAATAACAGCACATTCTTTAAATTCAGAAACATATACAGGTGAAGGACTTAATTTATTAATAGTAGTAATAGATGAATATGGTGGATTCCCTGAAAAGAGAGCTTCTGATTTATATGATAGTTTAAGAACTTCTGTTGATTCACGTTTCCCTGGCGGTATTGGGAAGTTAATGATTTTGTCATATAAATATCACAATAATGATCCAATGGATATTATATACAAGCAAGGTTCAAAAGAAGAAACAACATTTTCTTCTAAAGCATCAACATGGGATATAAATCCATTAAGAAAGAAAACTGATTTTGCTAAGCAATATAAAAAGAATCCTGAAAAGGCAAAGATGACATTCGAATGTGAAGGCGGTGATATTGAAGGTGGTTATGTTACTAAGAAATATTTATTGTCTAAAGGTTTTGACCCACATTATGTTAATCCTATTGTTGGAGATTTACTATCTATAAAATCAAGCCATCTTACAAGTTTAAAATTTCATTCAGATTTTCAACCAGCAGTAGGAAAAATATATGCAGCACGTTTTGACTTAGCTACTGGAAAAAGAGATGGAAAAAGAGATATGGCAGGATTTGCTTTAGTACATCCTGAAAAAATGTTTCCGGTTTTTGATCCAAGATTAAAACGCGATTTAGCTAAAGAAGGTATAGTGATTGAATTTGCAGAAGGAACCGAACAAAATCCTGTTGCGAGAAAAGGAATTCTAACAGACCTTGCTTTTCAAATAGTTGCTCCAACTGGTTCGGAAATTCAATTCAGTGATTTAAGGGAATTTGTATTGATGTTGAAAAAATTAGGGTGGAATATTGTTTATACAACTTATGATGGATGGGAAAGTAGAGATTCAATACAAATAATGAATCAAAATGGAATTGACGCATATCAAAGTTCGGTTGATAGAAATAATGATGCTTATGATTTGTGGAAAGAATTAATGTATCAGCAATTATGGAAATGTTATCCACAATCAATAGCACAACGTGAAGCTAAAGAATTAATTTTAACTGATCAAGGTAAAGTTGATCATCCTGAAAAATCATGGCAAAGATTTTTAATGGAAGGGATTAATCTTGGCTCTAAGGATGTTATGGATAGTATTGTTGGAGCAGTTCAATGTGCATATGAAAAAATACCTATTGAAGCAGATATATTTTTCGGATAAAGGATAAGATTATGAAAATAAATAAAGAAGAATTTAATAAAAAAGAATATGAAGCAAATTTATTTGCTTGCTATTTATTAATTCCTAAAGAAAAATTTGATAGTGAAATTAAAAACGGGAATAATACAGTAATAGGTCTTGCTGATTATTTTAATGTTCCAATACTTTCTATTTTGTTTTATGCAAGGCAGCTTAAATATCGAATAACTTAAACACAGGAAAAATAAAATGAACAATCAAAATAATAATCAAGCACCATTACCACTTGATGGAAATGATGGTACTAATAATGAATTAAATAAAGAGTTGGAAGATGGCACAATTGAACTTGAAGGAAATAGCAATAAACAAAGTTCTTTCATTAGTGACGAAAGAAGCAAAGAATCTATTCAACAAATATCTGGTGAAGTCGAAATTGCAGCGCCAGACAGAAGATTCAAAAAATCTTCAAAAGGAATTGGACGAAATGAGTCAGGAAAAAATAAACAATTGGAAAATGAATTCAAGCGACAAAATAAAAAACAAAATAAAATAAAAAGAAATAGTCAAAGGATAAAAAATATTAAAATGCTATTTAGATTTGATGGCAATAATATATTGTTTAGTTTAATTAAAAAATTATTTGGTTTGGTAGATGTTATTTTGAATATTGTAACTATTTCAGCTATGGTGATTGGATTATATTGGGCAATTAAATATATAATTGATGGTAACTATTATATGGTTGCTGCTTGTTGCTTATTTATTTTTATAGTTGCATATGTAAATGAAAAAATACAATAATATAAAATGAGGTTAGGAAATGATATCATTAAAAAAATCTTTACCAGCTGTTGATATATATAAATCTAATTCAAAAATTTCTGTATTAGATAGCGATGAATTAGGATATGGCAGCAGAACAAACACTGGAGAAAAAGATTCATATGCGCAAAAATTAGCAGCCAGAGGACTTTCTTTTGAAGAAATGGAAATGATTTATGTGGCTAATGTATGGGTAAGATCAGCTGTGGATAGAATTGTTGAAAGAGTCTCCGGTGTACAACCATTAATTAAACCACTTGGATTAAAGATAGAAGATTATCAGGATGGTAAAGTTCCCGATAGTGTAAAAAGAGATATGGATGCTATTGGTGAATTAATAATAAGACCAAATGATAATAATGAAACATTTACAGATATAAGAAAAAAATATTCAAGAGATTTATTGAAATTTGATGCCTCTGCTATTGAAATTGTAACCGATATGGATATAAATAGAAGTAAAAATAAGGCAAGACTTTATAATGTGTCGGGTGATCAGGTAAAAGTAAATGTTGATAACAATGGAATGATAAAAAATTATAAACAAGTAAAAAGAAATATGCAAGTTGTTGCCACGTGGTCTAAATCTGAAATGATTTATGGAATGTTAAATCCACAATCAAATAAAGTATATGGTTTAAGTCCGGCGGAATCTCTAATCCAAACAGTAACTGCTGAATTATATGCAAGTCAATATCAATTAGATTTTTATTATAACAACGCAACACCAAGATTTGCTGTAATGATGGAAGGACTTGGAATTGGACAAGGTTCAACTGCAATGAACAGATTTAGAAAATGGTGGGATGATGAATTAAGAGGCAATCCACATCGTCCTATTATTCTTGGAACTGAAAATGGGAAAATTTCATTTCAACAAGTTGGTCTTTCTAATCAAGATATGGAATTTCAACAATATAGTATTTGGTTATTGAATAAGATTTGTTCTGTATATAAAATAATGCCATCGTTAATTGTTTCATTACCATCTTTACAAAATAAAGGTGAATATAAAGATATGAATGATCAGTTTAATCTTGAAGCTATTAAACCACATCTATCTTTATTTGCAGAGCAAGTAAATCAGCAAATTATTTTTTCTGAAGATGTTATGGGAATAAAAAGTGCATATCTTGATTTTGATCTTGTTATTGGTGATAAAAAAGAACAAGCGGAAATTCATGAACGTTATGCGCGTATGGGTGTTTTAACAATTAATGATATTAGAACACGCGGATTAGGATTAGCTCCAGTACCTTGGGGTAATGTTCCTTATCTTCAAAATAATTTAGCACCATTTGGTGCAGGGAAAAATGGTCAAGTTTTGCCGGGCAATTTAGATGAAGCAAATCAACAACTTAATGATGGTATTTCTGTTGATGATATATCTAATGTTCCAAATACATCAATAGCATCTAAAAAAATAATTGAGCAATACTTATCTAAAACTAATAAACCTATTGGGTGGGAAAATTTAGAAGTAAATGAAAGACTTTTTATTGTTGAAAAATTATTAAAAGAAAAAGAAGATTGGTTGTCTAAAGTATATATTTATTAATAATAGGTTTATATCATGTGTGAACTATGTGAACAAAAATCATTACCTATAAGAACATATAATATTGCTAATAAATTAGCAGATATTATATTTAGAAAAAAATATGAAGATAATCCTGTATTCTTTTTTATGGATTGGATAATACTTCAAGAAGAAAAATTGCAATTATTGATAGAACAATGGTTGGATGATCAAAAGAATGAAACAATAAAAAAGTTTGATGAATTGGCTGAAAAATTTACTGAAAAAAGAGCAGAGTATGATTCGGAATATTTATCTTTAACAGATAAGTTAAATAAATTTTCATTTGATCCAAAAATAATTTATGCACAATTTTGGAATTTTAGATTTGAACGATACACTTTCCCAATTGAATTAAAAGATATTATTAAATCCGGAAATAAGATTTCAGATAATATTGAAATAATAAGTGCTATAAATACAAATCCATTTTTAGAAGCTATTGATCAGGCAAGTCTTGATGCTTTATCACAAGGTGGTCAATCAGCATTCACTTCAATTAATATTAATATACAATTTAATATGAGAGATAAATTGATTGAGAATGCTATAAAAAATTCACATATAGTATTATCTGATCAGGTTAAACAAAATTTACAATCTAAAATTAAATTTGAATTATATACTGGTGTTAAAAATGGAGAGAGTTTAAAACAATTGCGTGATAGAGTTTTGTCTGTGTATGATAAACCTATTACTGTAAATGTTCCACCTAAGATTAAAGATAATGAAATTATTAGATCAGGTTACTCTTATCAAATGTCGCCTAAAGATTGGGCTGCTGCTGTTGCTGGAACAGAAGTTGCAAAAGGCTTTATGGAAGGCAAACTTGAAGGATATAGACAGATGGGAGTTGTTGAGCAAGTTCAATTCATAACAACACCAGATGAACGTATGTGTGAACAATGTGGTGAATATACGGATAAAGTTTTTAGATTAGATGAAGCTGGTGGATTAATCCCATTACATCCACGTTGTCGTTGTACTCTTATTCCTTATTTCCCTAAAGAAAATATTGAAAGTGTTAGAAACAAAGCTACTGAAAATATTAATAATTATTATGCACCTGATTTAACAAGTAATTTAGTTAAGTATGAAGATGAAATTGCTGATTTGAAAAAAGGAAAATTATATATAGTTGATAAAAATGGGAACATGCTTTATACTAAAACAGGTTCTTCAAGTAAAATAAAAATAAATAAAGATGTTTTATCAAAAATAAAAGATAATATAATAACTCATAATCATACTATGGGTAATCCGGCATTTTCATCATCTGATATAAGTCTTGCTATTAAATTTAATGCTAAACAAATGCGTGCCGTTTCTGGAAAAACTAATCAAATAGGAATTATGACAAGACCTAAAAATGGATGGGGTAATATTGACTATAATAATATTGCTAAATTATATGAACAAGTAGATCAGCAAATAGCATTGGAAAATTCATCAAAAATTTTATCTGAAAAACTTGATTCAGCTAAAGCGGAATTAGAACATTATATAAATGTTAATAAAAGAATATCAGAACAACTTGGATATAAGTTTAATGTTGTTGATTTGAAAAGAATTAAAAAATCTATGAAGTTTTATAAATCAGCTGTAAATGATATAATGGATGAACCAATTATTATAGATGATTCAATTCTTAAAACAAAACATTATACTAAAGAAAAATTAAAAGAGTTATTTGATTATTATGAATATTTCAAGGGCATGTTTGACTTGATTAGTAAGTGATTAAATATAGTTATCCTTTTAGGATATTGACTGTTATTATTTTTCTATTTCATTACACTACCATTTATATTAATAGCGGGAATAAAAATAGGTTTTCAAAATGCCATATACATCAACTAATTATCCAGCACAATTAAAAAATTTACCTGCTGGTGCAAGGGAATTATGGATAAGAACATTTAATGCTGTATTGGAATCTACTCATAATGAAAACTCAGCGCGTCAAGCTGCTTGGAGTAATGTAAAAAATAAATATAAAAAAGTTGGGAATAAATGGGTGAAGAAAAGTATTAATTTTATTATAGATTTATTTAAAAAAGAAACTATGGTTTTACAAACTTTAATATTTGATAAAAATAAATTTTCTTCTAAAGATGATGCAATTAATTGGGCAACGAATCATGGATTTAAACATGACTCAATTAGAGAAACTGGATCAAGTTATCGATTGCGTCAAGTATCTAAAAATGATTTTATACCTAATACATATAGAACAAAGAATATGTCTGATGGTGTTACTGCTGTCTATGGAAAATTAAAAGTGAATAATAAAAAATCATTTAATTATGAGGATGAAATGAAAATAAAAACTGATAATATTATTATCAAAAAGAATGGTGTAACTGAAATTACCAACAATTCGGAAGATCAAGGAATATTTAAGGCATTTATTCCATTGGTAAAAAAGAATGGTAGTTATATCATAAAGAAAAGTGAAGGTGAAGGAATGCCGGAAAATTATTTTTTAGTTGGTGAGGCATCTAACACTAAAGTTGATAAAGCTGATGATCGAATGTCAAAGAATTTTGTAAGATCGATGAAAGCACAAATACAAGGTTTGAATGTATTTGCTGAGCATGAATATGATATTGAAAAAACATTAGGATATGTTTCAGCAACTGATGGAAATGATGATATGGTTATTGTAGAAACTGCTTTAGAAAATCCTGCTGAAAATTCACTTGTTGATAAGATAATAAAGAAGATAGCACATGGAACTAAAATATATTATTCTGTTGCTGGTAAAATAACTAAAGCATGTAAAAAAATTGATGAGTCTTTAAATAAAACTGTTAGAGAAATTGAAGATGGAATAATTTATGAAGTTTCCTTAACCGCTCTACCAGAAGGTGATGTAGGGTTTGTATCACCAATAATGAAATCATTTAAGACATTTATGAAAGCAATAGATTCGAAAGATGATGATAATGATTTAGATGAAGATGAAGAAAATGAAGATGAAGATGAAGATGAAGAATTAGAAGATGAAGAAACTGATATCAATAAAAATGCATCAAATCTTGAAAACTTTTCTAAAGCATTACAAGAAATGATGCAAAGTCATGATATTAGTGATAAAATATATACTTTATTTTATACTTTCCGTGAGGCGATGTATCAAGTTACAAATGATGAAAATCTTAAACCAGCAGAAAAGAAAGAAAAAATAATGAATCTGGCTTCTGAATATGGAACAGAAGTTGAAAATTTATCTAATCAATTAGCTGAATTGACTGAAACGATTAATCAGCAGTTGTCATCTGAAAGTAGTTCAACTGAATAAACTTTTGTTAAACTTAATTCAAAAAGACATATTAATTAAAAATAACTAAACAAAAAAGTATGGAGTTAAAAATGAAAAAGAAAATTGATGCAAAATTAATTGCTAAGGCATTGACTGATACACTTACTAATATGGCTAAATCTGCTGCTGATGCAATAAAAGATGATCAAGATAAAAAAGATGGGAACGCTGGAGATAATAAAAATAATCCACCCGTAACAAATGTTTCTAAAAACATAGAAATAAAAATTGATGAAGCAAAGTTAGCAGAAGAAATTGCAAAACGACTTAATTTATCTGACGATAATTCAGATGATGCTAATGATGATTCTGTTGATGATTCAAAAGTACCTTCTGAAGAACAAATAAGCAGTGCTGTAAAAGATGTTGCTAAAAAATTAGGCATTAAACCTTCTGATATTCAAATCACAGCTAAAGGTGTAAAAAAATCTAAAACTAATGCTGATGATGAAAATGATGAAGAAAGCGATGAAGAATTTGCTAAAAAACTTATTGGTGAAGATAATGATTATGAATCAGATGAATATAAAAAGAAATTTAGCAAAATGTCTTCAGAGGAAAAAGATGCTGAACTTGATGATTATTTCGGGAATATATTAGCAAGATAAATCATTATTAACATTAGTAAAAGTAAAAATAAAAATAAAAATAAAAATATTTATTGATAATTTAAATCGGAGTTAAAAATGAAAAAGAATCTTAGAGATGCACTCAGAAAAGCATTATCCACAACCGCTGGTTCAGGTGGCGATTTTCTTCCAGCACCTTTAGCTGATCAATTTATTCAACATGTTCGGGATAAAAACTTTTTGCGTCAAGCATTTACTACAACAACAATGACGTCAAAAACTAAAGATTATCCGAAAGTTCTTGGTGGTACAAAAGTTTATTATCAATCCACAGAAGGCGGAACTGCTAATAAGACTACGATGAACACAGGAACAATTCGCTTAACAGCTAAAAAGTTTATGGCTCAGATTGATATGTCAACAGAAGTTATTGAAGATGCACAAGGCGATATTAAATCGGTTGTTCGTCAACATTTTTCAGATCAATTTGCTGCTGCTGAAGAAGAAGCAATGTTACAAGGTAATCCAGATCATACACCAACAACTGCAACTGAAGCATCTGCTGATGATACAACATGGTTTAACAAAGATCATCGTTTATCGTTTTATGGATTGTTAACCTTATCCGCCGATATAGCTGGAGATATTGCAGATGATACAAGAGCAGCAAACAGAGTTGATGCTGCTGGTAACGATATGTCAACTGCAATTGCGCGCCAAGCAATGTTCAATATGGGTAAGTATGGACGTGTAATGAGTGATATATTAATGATCTTGAATCCATGGTCAGCTAATCAATTACTTGATGATCCAAAATTAGTAACTGCTGAAAAATATGGCCCAAATGCTACAATATTAACAGGTGAATTCGGAAAGTTGTATGGGAAAATTTCTGTAATTAATTCAGCTTATTGTACAGATACTTATGGAGTTGTAACCCATAGAATGAATCCTTTAATTGGTGATAGACGGTTAATAAAAATTAAAGAGCAAGAATGGATATCGGATGATGTTGTTTATTATGTTCTCACAGCACGTTTAGATTTTACAGTTAATTATAAAGGTGCTCTTTGTCAAATTCATACTCTTGATACTGCTTCCACGGAATCTTAATCTCTTATTAATTTGATTAATTTATTTATAAGCCGGTAAATAATTTACCGGCTTATATTTTAACTAATGAGGATGATGATGAAAAAATATTTTTATTTTTTAATTATTTTACTCATCATGGTAATAAAAACCAATGCTCAAAGTCATATGTGCAGACCTATTAGAGCATTTGCATCTATATATACTGTAGAAAATTCTATTGTTCAATCAGTGCCAACAGGTTCTACTTATATAAAGGTAACTTGCTATTCTAAAAATGGTAGAAATTTTAATTGTATTGCTGATGTAACTAATGATCAAATAATAATATCTGTATCAGGCACATATGATCTTACAAGTAATTTTAGTACAATAGCTTCAACTGCTGGTGTGACATTTACAACTGCTTTATTTGTAGATGAAACTGAAATTGAAAATATCTATACCAAAAGAAGGTGGGTGAATGCAAATGATAATAGTTCAGCATCAATGAGCTGTCAAATTTATTTAATTGCAGGTCAAAAAATTACAGCAAGATGTAAACATGATAGTGGTAATTCAGTAGATATCACTGTTATATATGCAAATTTAAGTGTAAATTATATTGGAGAATAAAATGAAAATATTTAATAAAATTTTTTTAATAATATTGCTTTTATCGGGTATTATTTATTCACAAACTGTTATACCTAAAGATAAAATACATTATAAAATACCTGGTGATGGTAGTAATGGAAAATTTTCTATTATGGCATATTATAATCCATCAACAAGTCAATATTATTATTATGAACCTACAGCTATTGGAACTATTAGTTTACCGGATTCAACAGCCTTACAAATTAGTGATCTTGAATCTTCAATAAATATTTTAAGAAGTTATTTTCATCCATCTGAAAGATATGGTGGTGATGATAGTGTTACGGTAACTACTGAGACAGATACAATTCGTGCACCAACAAATACAACAACTTGGTGGAAAATAGATATAACCAACATTTCAAGTTCTATAAATTTAGAATGGAGTTTTGATGCAGGGTGGAGTTGGCAAAGGGAAATTTTACCAACTATGTCATTTTATACAGAAGTTGCTTTATCTGTAACTTCTGTTGTTGTTGTACGTAGGCGTTCAGCATCAGGAACTGGATTGTACGATTATATTACTTTTGGTTATTAAAAAATGGAGTGTGATATGAAAAAAATAATTTTATTCTTCTTAATTATAAACTGTGTTTTGATTGCACAATCAAGATGGTCTAATACAAATATCAGTTCGTTATCTCAAGCTACAAATGTTTTATATGTTGATAATAAGAGAACCGACGTTTATACAGAGGTTGGCACTTATAATTTACCATATAAGACTATCATGGGTGCTATGAATGCTATTACAGGAAATAGTGCAAGCAACAGATTTTGCATTAAGATTGCTACTGGAGCTTATTATACTGAAAACATAACAATTAATAAAGATTTTGTAACATTAGAAGGATATGGAGAAACCCTTCTAAGTGGAACAATAACACTTACAGCTCCACATTTTAGATTAAAGAATCTTAAAACAACAGGTGTAGTTACAGGTACATATACTTCAGCATTTCTTGCTGAAATTTCTGATTGTTCAGTATCAACTGGAAAGTGGACGGTATCTTGTAGTGTTACTGGCGCTTATGTGCAGATAAGTGGAGGTACTACATTATGGACATCTGATATAGATTTATCAGGAGTAACTGGTGTAGTGTCTTGTCAGAGTGGATACTTTGAAGGAACACATACTTTCACAAATTGTTATATGGAAATAATAGGTTTTGAAAATTATAATGGGGTTATAAATCTTGAAACTGGTACCGAAATTCATATTGGAGCTTCACTTTGTATAGGAACGACAGTTAACCTTAAAACTGGAGCTACAGCTTATATAGATGCGACATCAGCCAGTGGAATAACACTTAACAATACAGGTGGTACTTTAGTACTAACTACAGAATCAAACAATATAAACTATGATAATACAACAAGTGGCATGACCGCTTCCAATGTAAAAACAGCAATAGATGAATTAAAAACTGAGCTAATAGGAGCTGGAGGAAATTTTGAGCTAATAACAATGACGGGAAGAAGTATCCTATATGGAGTAGAAGGCACTACCTATAGACCCTTTGCTTCTTATGGTACAACTATTTTTTACGTTGATGGAATTAATGGAACTGATGATTTAGAGCATGGTTACGGAACAGGAACATCAGCTTTTGCTACCGTGCAATATGCGGTAGATCAAATACCTGCTTTATGCTATGGAAATGTATATATATACCTTGCATCAGGTCAAGCATTTGCTGAAAATGTAGTTATACAAGGTAAACAGGTAATAGGGGATTATAATATATATATATCAGGTACTACAACTACTTTGACTACAGGTACAACTACTTCTGGTAGTGTTGCTGGTACAGGAAGTACGTTGGGAACTTTAGTAAATAATGCAAGTACTTGGACAGCAAGTGCCTATACATACCAATATGTCAAAATAACCAGTGGTGCTTTAAGTGGTCAAATAAGAATGATTAAAGATAACACAGCAAGCACTTTAAGTATACTTGGAGGTTGGGCTACCGCTCCTGTAAGTGATGTAACTTTTGATATATTGTCAGGCTCTTCAACTAATAATCCACGGTTAAATTCTCTTACTATGAAAGGACAACAGAATGTAATAGTGGAATTTGTTGCCTTTATTTCAGACACTTCTGGTGTATCAATATGGGGAGAAGCAAACTCACAATCAACAATTAGATATTGCTTTCTTCCTGGCTGTGTACTAACTACAGCATGTAAAATGGCTATAATTTCTTGTAATAGTATTGCCTGCACTACAGGTAATGGAGGCATGACAGTAGATTGTTATTCCGGATTAAACACTTGGTTTAGGACTTCACGTATTGATATAAAATCTTGTTGGTTTAGAACACTTTTTACAACACAAGTAGGAATAATAAATTTTGACCATTGTTCTGCAGGTTTTATCTTTGGCAATACTGAAATTACAGGAAATACTTCTGGAGCGTATGCTCCAAGGGGTGTATGGATTGGTAATAATTCATTAGTAGATTTTGAAGGTACTAATTATAATATCATAGAGTATCTTACAGTAGGCGTATATGCTACACATGGTGGGGTGGGTTCACCTATAGCTTACAATACATATACAAGTTGCACTACAAATAACTCAGCCAATACTACATCTTATGGTTACATAGATTAATAATACACTACTCAATAATATTCTAATATGGGAAATTAATTAACCCAATAAACAATTTTTATTAATGGGGTTTATATGGATATGGAAAAAGAAGTCAAAGATTTAAAAGACAGTGTTCAAACTCTTAGAGATAATGTTCATATTTTACTTGGACGTAATAATGATTTTATAATTAAAGTAATTAATGGTAAAACAGATGAACGTCTTGCATCAGAACTTATTGGTGAAATGTATCTTGCTATTAAAGAACTGAAGAAAGAAACACCAAAAAAAATATGGTCTAATTTTGGAGCTTCTTTAATGCCGTTGGTTCAATTATTAACATTAATTGGTTTATTAATAACAATGTTCAAAGTTTTTTCTTAAAAAAGGAGGAATCTTATGTCTATTTCAAATGCAAGATTAAGAGCTATTGCTGATTATGAAAGTTCAGGTAATGGCAGTTGGTACATTCTTTTTAAAGATGGTGCAGAATTAGAATATTACCTGGCAGGTAGTGCAATGAATCCTAATGGTGTAGCAGGTTAGTGGTTCACAGCAGCAAATGAATATGATTCAGTTTTCTATCCAGATAATGGAAGCCAAACAACTATGTGGTCAAATGATTCATATCCTTATAGTTGTGTTTCTGTTAATGGTGGTGTTAGTGGGTATCCAATTAATTCTAAATACCATTTCCCAACAACTCCGTAAATAATATTTTTAAATGGTGATAAAATTTTATCACCGTTTTTATTTATATAAATAACACAGGAAAATAAAATGGACACAGGAAAAAAAATTCTTAATGAAAAAAAAGAACATCAAACTAAAACTATATCCATAAGAAGTGATGAAAAATATATTCATCTAACTATTAATAAAGAATTTTTAACCACAAAAAATAATTTTGAAATTTATCAAAGCATAATGCTTGCAACATCTCCAATATTTACTAATGAAAATAAAGTCTTATTTAATAATAGAATAACTGCGGTTCCAAATAAATCTATTACCAAAAAATTATTCCCTCATATAGCATTTTTTATAGAAAATAAATCTCATTATACAGGTGGTAGATATTCAATGTGGCAACAAGCTGTATTGCTTTCTAATGTTGCTGATGTCACTATTGTAACAAATGCAATTCCAAAATTTAGAGATGATTTTAAACCATATGAAACTGATTTTTTAAAAATCATTGTTAACAATAATTATTTGATTGATAATGAAAATAATGAATTTGATTTGATAATAGGCGTTCCGATAATAGCTGGTGAATTTGCAACTCAATATGCAAAGAAATTTAATTTACCATTATATCTTCAATTATTTGAAAGTCCAAATTGGGTCAAACAATTTAGAGATTCATCACCTGATGCTACTGAAGAATTTTGGTCAGGATATAAAGAATGTTTAAAACAAGCTGATAAAATTTTAGTTCCAAGTATTGAAAGTTCAAATTGGTTAAGAAAATGGGATGAAAAATTTAATGATATTCCTATATCTGTTATTTATCCTTGCATAAATCAATTTGCTGCTGATTATGTTAAACTTAATTATGGAAGTAAAAGATGTAAAAATGAAAAAGTTAATCTTGTGATGTCATCAAGAATGACTGATTTCAAATCACCTATGGCAATAATAAAAAAACTCAACAAAGATAAATATGCTTTTCATTTTATAGGAAAAGTTTGGGATATAACTAATAAAGGTTTGGAAGAACTGAAAAATAAAGGATATGATATAACAGTACATGGAATGATTAATGATGTGGAAAAATTCAAAATATTAGCAGATTGTGATATCCTTATCCACCCGTCTATTTTTGAAGGTTATGGTATGCCACCGCTTGAGGGTTTTTACGCTAATAGAAGCGTTATAGCGTATGATTTACCCGTTTTGAGGGAAATATACGGGGATAATATAATTTACGCTAAATTAGGTGATGCTAATGATTTTGCAAATAAAATAGAAAAAGAAAGTGAAAAAATAAAAAATAATGGATGTTATTATGCTGATAGCAATGTAATTAAATATGCAACAGTCAAATATAATTTAAGTTGTTTAATGACTGAACTTGATATTCCTAAAATAACTGCCGGTATGATTGTTTATAATGGAATGGATTATATAAAGCAATCAATAGGTTCTATTTATAAAAATTTATTTGAATTGATTATTGTTGAAGGTGCTGTTAAAGGTTATACTGATGAAAATAATTATACAAGTGCTGATGGAACTATTAAATATTTAGAAGAATCTTTATTAAATGATCATATTCATAAAATAAATCTTATCAAGAAAGATAAATTTTGGGAAAATAAAATTGAAATGCAAAATCATATTGCTGAAAATGTAAATGGTGATTTTTATCTTAAACTTGATCATGATGAAATTTGGAAACCGGAAACTTTAATTGAAGCTATTAATGAATTTTATAAAGATAAAAATTTAATAATGCTTAAAATGCCATTTTATCATTTTTGGCTTAACTTCAAAACAATAGCTAAAGATGCTGGTGGTAAATGGTCAACTTGCCACCCAAGACTTTGGAGATGGAAAAAAAGTTATAAGCATACAATTAGTTTTAATCATTTCATAGATACTGAAAATGGTTTACCAGTTATATCTCCATCAAAAGATTTTATTGGAGATCGAATTTATCATTTTGGTTATGTAAGAAAATTAAAAATATTGCAAAATAAAATTCATTATTATTCAAATCGTGGAATTGAAAAATTTGTTCAAGATACAGTTACAGATTATTCTGATGGTAAACCTACTCAACCAACACAAAAAGTAGAATCATGGGCAATTGATTTTGAAGGAACACTTCCAAAAATATTAGATAATCACCCATATAAATCTTTATTAGACATTAGAAAATATCAAGATGAGGAATAGATGGATAACTTAAATTCAAAAAATATTCTTAATGGAAGACCTAAATATATTGAAAATATTGAAAATGATATTGAATCGTTTACAGGCAATATAAATTTATTCATTTCATGGTATAATGAAAAAGATGAAAATAGAAAAAAAGAATTTATTAATTGTTTGTTAAAAAATATTTCAAATCGATATATAAACAAAATATATTTATTTGTTGAAAATAATTGTGAATGTGATTTTATAGAAGATAAAATTGAAAAAATATTTATCGATAAAAGAATAACATATTTAGATGCCTTTACATTTATAAATTCAATAACAAATAAAAATGATATTAATATTTTATCTAATACTGATATTTATTTCGATGAAACTATAAAATTTGTATTTAACAAAATTGATTCTAATAAAGTTTTTTGTTTAACAAGATGGGATATATTATCTAATGGTAAAATTGAATTTCACAATAGGCGTGATAGTCAAGATGCTTGGATATTTTATGGGAGTATAAAAAATAATATTCAATGCAATTTTAATTTAGGAATTCCTGGATGTGATAATAAGATAGCATATGAATTAGAAAAATCTGGATATTCTATTTTTAATCCAAGTTTATCTATTAAAATATTGCATATCCATACAAGTAATATAAGAAATTATTCAAATAACACTCCAAAACTTTCAAGACCTTATCAGTTTATTTCACCTTGTACAATTGATTCTATAAAAAGTAATAGAAAAAAGATATTGCATATAGGTCTGAATTTTGAAGGTCAACAAACTTTGACTAAAGCACTTAAAATGATGGGTGAATATATTTATATAAATTGGAGAAAAAAAGTTGATGAAATAGGTATTATAAATTTTAATAAATTTTTAATTCAAGCTATTAGAAATATAGAACCTGATTTTGTTTTTATGCAAATACAAACGCCGGATATAATATTACCAGCATCAATAATCAAAATAAATGAATTTAATAAAGTTCCAATATTAAATTGGAATGGAGATATCAGAAAACAAACTCCATTATGGATGTTAGAATTGGCAAAAGTAAGTGATAATATTCATACAGCTTTTACAAATGGTAGGGATATTAAAACATTCAAAATGAATGGCATTAATAATGTTCATTATATACAAATTGGTTTCGAAGAAAATATTTATAATGCTGATGTTAAGCCAATGCAAAATGTACCAAAAATAATTTTTACTGGTTCATATTATGGTGATCATTTTCCTTTATCTGAATTAAGATTAGAAATGTTTAATAAATTGAAAAGTTCATTTGGTTCTAATTTTATGGCATATGGTGGAAATTGGAAAAAAATGGGTGGTAACGATTCTTTGACTCCAAAAGATACTGCATCATTATATAAAGGTGCAGAAATAATAATATCCGTTAATAATATAAATGCTTTCAGATATACATCGGATAGATTGCTTAATATACTTGGAACAAATTCATTTTGTTTGGCTAATTATGTGGATGGTTTGAATTTGGATTTTCAAAATAATAAGCATTTAGTTTATTGGAATAATATTGATGAACTTATTGATTTGATAAAAGAATATTCTAAAAGTGAAAATAAAAATAAAAGACAAGAAATTGCATACAATGGTATGACTGAAGTTTGGTCAAATCATAGATGGCTTAATCGTATTGAACAAATGAAAACTGAAATATTGAAATGGTAAATTATAGGAAAATTGTTATGAATGAAAATAGAATAAATGTGTTTCATCATCAATCACCTAACTTTGGTGATTATATTGCTTTGGAAATAGTTAAAAGATTAAGTGGCAAGAATGTGAAAAGTATAAATCAAAATGATTCTGAATTTATGCAAGAACACTATGTAACAACAGGAAGTATATTAACTCAAATAAATGAACATTCGATAGTATGGGGCACTGGATTAGCATTTTATTCAGATAAATTTATCAAAGCAAAAGAATTTCGTGCAGTCAGAGGTAAACTATCATTAATAAAAGTAAATGAATTAGGAATTGCTTGTCAAGTATGTGGTGACCCTGTTTTATTAACGCCGGAACTTTATAAAATATCTAAAATAGAAACAAGATATAAACTTGGTATAATACCACATTGGATAGATTATTATTCAGCAATGCTTGCATATAGAGATTGTGATGATGTATTAATAATTGATATTCTTAAAAAGCCGGAATTGATAATTGAAGATTTATTAACTTGTGAAAAAACAATATCAAGTTCATTACATGGTATTATTTTATCTCATTCATATGGCATACCTTGTCTTTGGGTAAAATTTTCAGATAAAATAATAGGTGATGATTTTAAATATCATGATTATTTTACATCTGTTAATATTCCTATTTATAATGCTTTAGATTTGACACTTAAACAACCAATTGAAAATATAATATCTAAAATAATTAATTATGATATAGTTTTCAATAAAAAAGAATTTTTAATGTCATGTCCATTTTTATCTGATGAATGGAAAAACAAAATAAAATAACTTGGAGAATATTATGGATGCTTTTAACAGAGATTCATTTATTAAAAAAGAATTAGGAACATTGATTGGAAAATTTGGAATAAAAACTATAATAGAAACCGGAACATATCTTGGTCAAACTACTGAGGAATTTTCAAAAATTGTTGATAATGTTTTAACAATAGAAATTAATGAAAGTTATTATGCATCATCTAAAAGCAAATTAAAAAAATATCCTAATGTTAAATGTTTGCTTGGCAGTTCACCAAATAAAATGTCAGAAATATTAAGTGCATCTGAATTAAACAAACCTGTTTTATTTTATCTTGATGCACATTGGGGAAACTATAATCCATTAATTGATGAATTAAAAAGAATTTCATTGCATAAAATGAAGTGTTCAGTAATAGCAATTCATGATTTTAAAGTTCCTAATAAAGATTTTGGTTATGATAATTTCCCAAATGGTGAACCATATTCTTTTGAAATTATTAAAAGTGAGATTGAAAATATCTATGGTAAAGATGGATATGAATATAAATATAATGATGTAGCAGAAGGTGCTTGTAGAGGAATAATTTATATTTATCCAAAAAAAATAAGGATATATTGAAATGAAAAATAATAACACAGGATTGAGATTTAAATTTTTCTTTAAAGGTGAAAACCAAAAAGATTATAATTGGATGGATTCTGAATTCATTCGACAATTAAGAAGTAATATAAATGTAAATAAATTTTTATTTCAAACTAAAAATATTACAAAAATAGAACAAGAATATTGGTGGGAGCATGAATATAGTAAAAATGAAAATTGGAAAATATGGATTATATATGATGAAAAAATTGAATGCCCTATCGGCTATATAAATATGCATATCGATAGTATTGCTCATCGGAGATGTCAAGTTGATTATATTATATCGCCTGATTTTGATGAAATGAAATATGAAACTAAAATAATTAAATGGATGATAAATTCTGCTAAAAAAATTGAAATAGATATTCATAAAATATGGTTATATGTTTTCCCTGAAAATGAAAGAAAGATAGAATTGTTAAATAAAAAATTTGGATTTGAAATTGATGGCATTATTAGAGATCATGTTTATAAAGATGGGAAATTTAGAAGTGTATATTTAATGAGTCTTTTAGTTTCTTAAAAGGTATTAAATGTGAAAGTAATTTCTGAAAATATAAACCTATAATTATATTTTAATCAGTTAATAAAAGGAAAATATAAGATGGCGGTAACATTTTATGGAAGCGCTGAAAAAGCAGCAGACCTTGCTGGCGTTGATGAAACTGAAATAACAGATGAAATGATAGAGGCAATAAATTCTGTTATAGATTCTGAAATCAGAACAGAAGGATTTACAAAAAAAGAAGTAACAGAATATTATGATATCAATGATAATAATAAAAAACAATTGATGTTAAAAAAATATCCTGTTATTATTAATACACTTGAAATAACTGATAATTGTGATGATGAAAGTTCAGGTATTGTTGATTCAGATAATTATAAAATAGATTTAGAAACTGGTATTGTTCAATTCAAATCTACTGTTGCTGCATTAACAAAAGGTTTTAAAACAGTTAAAGCGAAATATAGTCATGGTTTTGATACAGTACCTGCAATAATTATAGAATTGGCAACATTATTGATGGCTAAATATGCAAAAGTAAAAGATCAAAATGGAGATGCTGATGGATTGGCAAGTTTCAGTGCTGGTAATTATAATGAAAGAAGGGATTTGCAATTTTTAAATGTAAATTCTGAATTCGATTCTATGATAAAAAAATTAACTGATAAAGCAAAAATACTTTATTATTTAGAATAATAATGAAACCTATTAGATTAAAAATATTGAATAAAAGAGTTACAATAGTATCTATTGGGAATACTATTGGATCAACAGGTTCTGTTAGTGGTGGAGATACTACTGTATATAGCAATTTACCAATTAGAATAACAAAAGCTAAAGGTGATAACAATGTAAAAGATTTAGGCATTTCGGCTTCGAGTAATTATCTTGGTTTTATTCAATGTGAATTAACTATAAATAATGTTGTGACTACAATTGTTATTAAAACAGGTTATATAGTTATTGATGGTTCTGTTAGATATAAAGTTGATTATGTAGATAGTGCCCCAGGTGGTCTTGAAGGACACCATCAAGAATTATATATGTCAACATTAGGAAAATAAAATGGCAACTTTTACTGGAAAAGCTAATGCAAGATTTGGTTTTTATGTAGTTAATCCTAATTCTGCATTTAATAAATTATTATCATATTCAAAAAAAGTAATTGAACCAGCATTATTTATAGGATTCAAAAAAGCATTATATGTTATAGAACGTGAAGCAGTTAGATTAATAAATCAAGGTTATTATAAACCAGCAGTTGATACAGGTCATATGAGACGTTCTGTAACATCGAAAATTCTTTATTCAACTCATAGAGAAATAGCTGGTGCTGTTGGTGTAATTGATACAAGTTATACTATTTATGTTCATGAAGGGACTTATAAAATGGAAAAGCGTCCTTTCTTGACTGATGCAGTTGAAAATAAAAAAGAAGAAATAATTGATTTATTTAGAGGAATTATAAAGACTGCTATCAAGGTGAAAAAATGAATCAAAATTATGCAAAAGAAAATGTTATTTTAGAAGCTATAAGGACAATATTGGTTGGTGATAATGCTATATTAACAACTCAGGTGAAATCAATACACCAATATTGTGAAGATAGAATAATAAAGAAGACAGCATTTACTGAACCACCAGGCAATACATTAATAATGATGGAAATTATTCGTAGAGGTGGTCAAGATGGAATTCCATCAAGTAATTGGTTCTTAACTATAACAGCAGTTATACCAATGGATTCATTAAATGCTCAAGACATTGTAGTTGAGATGGCATCGAGAATAGAATTCTTATTAAATAGAAAACCTGCTAATCTAAATTCTGTTGTTAGCTCAACAAAATATTTAAGATGCCGATATATAAATCATATTGGGACAATACCTGTTGATGATGATGTAAAAAAACTTTATAAAAGAGATGTTACATTTGATATTATTGTAGATGATGAAATAATGAAACTTAATTAATTTATTAAAACAAACATTAAATAATGTGAGGTAGAAAATGGCAGTTCAATTTGGTATGGCAACAATGGTTATGGGTGGAGTTGAAATAGGGTGCTTACAAAACGTAAGTATTGATTTTAGCTTCGATACAGCGGAATTATTTTGTGGTTCTGCATTATATCCAAAAGATGTAAGAACTCATACAGCACATATTACAGGTAATGCAGAATATGCTGAAATAACCGCCGTTGGATTGGAAAAAATTCTTGGAGCAACAAGAACTGGTAGTTCATTGGCATTAGATAATACTAATGCACCACAAAAATTTCAATTGGTTACTTCTTTAATAACCGATGGAATTACTTTTTCAATAACATTTAAGAAAGTTCAATCAACTAAATTATCATTAGCATTTGCAAGAGATGGACACTTAATTCCTAATTTTGATTTTCAAGTTCAATCTGATACAGATGGTAGTGTTGCTACAATTGAAGTTGGTGATGTATCTTAATAATAATTTAGCTATATGCTGATCTATGCACTGGCTTAAATGAAATCAGTTTCCTGTGTCTGAGAGTAGTTTAAGTCAGTTGCATTAATTTATATTAACACAGGAATCACAGGAAAATATTATTGAGGTTAATATGTCTAACAGTGAAAAAACTCCAGCAGCATTTATCGAAGATCAAGAACAAAAGGTTAAAAATATTCTTGGCTATGGTCAAAAATTAAAAGTATTTATAGGGAAAAATGAAAAAAATGAAGATGAATTCAAAGAATATCATTTTTGTCCAGTTTCATTATCGGATATTCCTGACTTAACTAAATCATTAAATGAATTTGGTAAGACTGCTAAAAATAAAAATTGGACAAAAGAATCATTAGAAACTGTTGCTAAAATTATTCAACTTAGTCTTAAAAGAGCACATGGTGAAATCCAAATTGATACATTATTAAATGAATTTGATTTTGGATCATTAGCTAAAGCAGTTAGAATAGCAATAAATGTAAATGATTTTTTATCAGAGATGCAAACAATTCAGCAGACATTCGAAACCATGGACAAAATGGACAAGAAGTAGGGGAACAATTAGATATATATGGAATTGTTGCACTACTTTCTGAAAAAGGATGGACTATTGAATATATAATGAACTTAACTTGGGTTCAATTGAATTGTTTGCTTAAAGGAATAGGACAAGTGAATGATATTAGAAGTAAGGAAATTGAAAAGAATAAAAATAAGAATAAAATAAAAAGTGGTAAAAAAAATAATTCAACACCAGAAATTAATGATGCTATGAGCTTGCTTACATTGCCAGGTTTTAATCTATCTAAACAAGCTAAAGAAAAGTTGATACAGATAATGAAAGATAGAAAGCAGAAAAAAGAGGAACAGAAAAATGGTTGATGATAAAAATTTCATAGAAGAATTGTGGATAAAACTTCGAGCGGATATATTAGAGTTTCATAATGGAATGATTAAAGCATCTGCTGATCTAAAAGCATTTACTGCAAAAGTTGGAGCATCACATGCTGAAATGCAAAAATTTGGTAAAGGTGTTGGAGTTGTATCTACTGCATTAGCAGTTATGGGTGGATATGCTGCAAAAACATTTGCTGATTTTGAACAAGCAATGGCTAATACATTTTCAGTTCTCGGTGCAACTAAATCGGAAATGGAAAAGATGACGACGGTTGCCAGAGAATTTGGAACAACTTCTGTTTTTCAAGCTAAAGAAGTTGGAAATGCTATGTATTTTTTAGCAAGTGCTGGTTATAATGCTAAGCAAACTGTTGATGCTTTGAAAGGAACATTAATGTTGGCAGCATCTACTCAAGCAGATTTATCTGATGCTACAAAGATTGTTGTTAATACATTAAATGCTTTTGGTATGCAAGCAAATGAAGCAGAAAGAGTTTCTAACGCTTTTGCTGCTTCTATTGCTTATTCACAAGCAGAAATAGATAAGATTGGTGAATCTATGAAATTTGTTGCACCAATTGCTTCACAATTAGGAATAAGTCTTGAGCAAACAACGGCAGCACTTGGTGAATTATATGATGCTGGTTTAGATGCAAGTCAAACTGGAACAAATTTAAGACAAGCATTTCTTAAATTATTGAATCCAACTAAAGAAGCTAAAGAAGCATTATCGAAATTAGGTTTGAAAGTTAGTGATGTAAGTCCACAAGCAAAAGATTTAGTTGGAATAATTCAATCATTTGAAAAAGTTGGTGCTGGAGCTAAAGATAAACTTGATGAACTTGCAGCAATATTTGATGCCAGAGCAGTAACAGCTATGGCTGTTCTTATTAATAAAGGTTCTGAAGCATTATTGGATATGGAAAAAAGAATTACCGGAACATCTAAAGCATCTGAAATGGCAAATATACAAATGAATACATTAACTGGATCAACAAAATTATTTATGGGCAATCTTAATAATCTATTAATAACAATAGGTGAGGTATTAGCTCCAACAATTAGAAAGATAGCCGATGTATTTATAAATTTGATAAAATATTTTCAAAGTCTCAATCCAGCATTCAAAACTTTATTAATAACAATACCGGCATTGGCAACTGTATTTGGTTTATTAATATCTCCAATAGCTTTATTGATAGGATATTTACCAAAAATAATTGCTGGTATTGGTGTATTAAAAGTAGTTATGACTGGTGCTGGTGGAGCGGTACTTGGTTGGGTTTCGGTTATTGGTTTATTAATTGCTGCTGTTGGATATCTTGTATCAGCAAATGAAACAACATCACGGAGTACTGATGAATTAATAGGTAAAATGAATGAATATACTACATCAGCAATACAACAAAAGGAAACTCAAAAACAGTTACTTGATAGTTATTTAAACTTAGCATCTAAAACTAAAAAAAATAGCGAGGAAACTGAAAAGCAGAAATTAATATTTGAAAAAATAAAAAGATTATATCCTGATTTAATATCTGCAACGGATGATTATAGGTCAGCACAAAGTAAATTAAAAACTGTTTCTGAAAATGTAAATGCTGAATTAGCTAATTTATATGCTCAGCAAAAAAGATTAAGAGAACTTGAACTAACAATTAATACTTCTAAGTTACAACAGCAAATGAAAGAATTAAAAACAGATATGGAAGATACTTCATTGGGACTGTGGCAATCTTTAAAATCTGGTTTTAAAGATATTTCAGGAACTAATTTATTTGGCAATGCTTTTAATACAAATTTAGAAATAACAAAAGAAAAATTTGATAAATTAGCAGCAAGTACAGAAGGATTAAAAAAATTAGAAAGTGGTTTAGAACTATTATCACAAGGTTCACGTGCATTATCAATAGATTTAGCTGAAGTTGAAACAAAGATACAAAATATAGGTAATAGAAGTGATTTAACTAAAATTGGTAAAAAGGCAGAAACTGATATACTTGAAAAACAAAAAACATTATTAGAATCAAGATTAGACACAACTGATAAATTTGTTGATGCATATATTTCCGCTATTGAAAAAGGAAAGCAATTATTATCAATTGATACAAATATAAAAGAAAATCAAATCGAATTAAATAATTTAAAAATGGGTCTTAAAACTGAAACACCTGTTACTGCTGAAACTGTTGATATAAATGCATTGAATGAAGTGGAAAAGGAAACTCAGAAAAAATTAAATGAGCAATTATTTGAAATTGTAAAAAATAGATTAGAATCTGAATTGGCAATTTTGAAATTAAATAAAGATAAGAAATTATCCATTGCTTTAGAATATGCTGATAAAGAATCTAAACTTGAAAAAGCTCAAAATGATAAAGATAAAGCTGATGCTTTAATTGATGCTAAGGAAACCGGTGCTAATGTTATTGAAATAAAAAAATCTTTTGATGCTAAAGAAAAAAGTCGTGTAGAAGTATTAGCATTCAATATTAATGAAATAAGACAACAATTTAGAGATAAAGATGTAAAAGAAGAGTGGAATAAATTGAGTGTTCAAAATGTAATTAATGAAGATGAACTTAATAATTATAAAAAACATCTTCAAGATAAATTATCATTTTTAGAATCTATGGATGAAAAATGGACTGATGAATATACACAAACGGTAAATGAAATTAAAAAAATAAATGAAATGATTGCAGCACCACAAGAACAAAAACTAAAATTTAATGTTGACATGAGTCAATACTCTATTGACGAAGATCAAAAAGAACTTGCTTTAGAAAATTATAAAGCATATTTAGATGAGAAATTAATATATGAAGAAGAATTTAGTGAACAATGGTATGAGATTGCATCTGAAAGAGCAAGAATTGAAAAAGAATTAATTGATATGCAAATGAGTGATATGCAAATATATTTTGATAGTTTTGCTGAAGTAATAAATGCTGGTATAGGTCAAATGTCAGAAGAATGGTTGGTTGTTTCAAGGAAAGCTAAAAGTCAATTAGATGCTATTTGGTTGGCAGTTGAAAATGCAGCAATTAGAGCTATGACAAATATTATACAATCTCAAATTACAGAAATGTTTACTAAATTATTATTTAAGATAGCTTCATTTTTAGGTAGTGGTGGAACAAGTAGTTTTAGTGAAGCAGTAATGGGGAATTTTGATTTATCTACTGTTAGTAGTATTGCAGATACTGGTGGAATAGTTAAAAGAGGTGGATGGATAAATGTAAAACCACAAGAGGTTGTTGTATCCGGTGAAGTTGTAAGAGGAACTAAAGATAAGTATCAATCAGCATTAGGTGCTGATTCTAAATCAATGAATCAAACAGTTGAAAATAATAATACATTTTTGCTTGTTAATCCTATGGTTGATGATCAAAAATATTGGGAATCTGTTATGGAAAATCAACTTAATCCAATACAAGAAAAACTTGATAAAAGATTTGGACGGAAAACATAATGAAAACTGTATCAACTACATTATTAAATAATTTTAATAAAAGTGAAGTTAGGATTATCGATAAAGTTTATATTTATCAGCAATTTAATAATCCTATATTAACAGCATCTACTAATATTATAACATTAAATGGAGATGCTTCATTTTTATTATCTGATGATTCAATAGTTTTTCCGTTAAAATCATTAACTGATGAATATATTATTGAGTCGGTAATATATGATGAAGAAACAGATATAACTGAAATAGTTATTACTGACATTACATTAGATAGTACATATATTGGCAATTATTTAGCTAAGGTTGTAAATATAACAGAGAAATTGACAAAAAAATCAGTTGATAGTGTTAAGCAAACTATTGAAGGAAAATATTTTAATGAATTTGATTCAGGAAGTATGACTGCTGTTGTTAGTAATGATGCTGGATATTTTAGAAATAAAAATAAAACAGGTTTATTAGATGGTGATTATACTTTTTGGATAAAATATATTATGAAGTTTCAAGGGTATGATGATGAATTTATATATTTTGCAGGGATAATTGAAATATCTGATTGTGAACCGGATTTATATAATAAAACTGTTTCTATTATTGCTTATGGTCATAGTTATGAATTAGAAAGATATCCGGCTTTTTATTTAAGTGATGACGAAAATACAATATTGCCTAAGATAAATGGAATAAAAATTATTGGTTATACTCCATCTGATGATTCTGAAGAAGGTATTAAAGAGATATCATTCAAACCTTTTGGAACTTCTGATTTTGGTAATATCACTGTTGATTCAATTAATGCTAATGGAACTAAAACTATTAGAATTCTTGAATTCAAATATCCAAATTTATTTAAATGGGATAATGGCAGTTGGGTTGCAATAACTACATTACCAACTGATGGTATTCAAAAATTAACAGGTAAAGATGGTTCAAGTGCACAAGTTATTGTAGGTGATGGAGATGAACTATATGATTTTCCTTTGAAAGATACTGAAATGTGGGTGATTGATAATAATATTCCTAATTGGGTATTAGATAATATTTATAAATCTGAAAGTGAGGATAATACACTTTCACAGGGCAAACCTACTATAACATTTGATAATGGTACTGAAGAAATGTTGAGAATATATTTTCAATATATATTAAGAAAAGTTTCCAGTACTTATACTGATATTACACAAGATATAAATGATCAAATAGAAAATGAAACAATTTTCAGTAGTGCTGCTGATGAATTGATAATAGTTTCCCCTAATAGATTTTGGGGAATAGATTTTAAATTTAATACCTTATTATCTACTGTTGCTGAATTTACTATTCATTATAGTATAGGTGGACAATTATGGAGTGCTGATTTTAGTTCATTAATAACTGATGAGACTTTAGGATTTACTAATCACGGTAAAATAAAATGGAATGAAGCTGGCAATTGGTCATCTAATAATATAACTATTGACACCAGTACAAATTATTCTGGATATATGATTAAAATAGTAATTACAAGTATAACTGGAACATCAATCGCAAATTCTATAAAAAGAATATTAAGAGCACAAGGTGAAAATGGTGACTTCATAGATTTTGAAGCTGATATAAATCAAATGAATATTTCAGATACTACTGATGATGTAATTATTAAAAAAGATGATAATGGTGATTGGAAATATGCTGTTTGGTATTATTCAGCAACACCAAATAAAATGCTTACAAAATTTAAAGAGATTGCTAAGTATGATGATGAAGATGTTATAAATGATAGTATGGAATATAATTTATCAGAACCTACTTTTAATATATACGGAAGACAACCAAGATATTCTTTGTATGAATATCCAACAGCATTTTATATAGATTTTATTAATGGATATATTTATATTGCAAATAAATTAGAAATTTATAGAAATAAAATGGATGGTACTGATTCATGGGTAAAATTATTTGATCTAAATGGAACAGGTCTTCAAGATACAATAACACAATATATGCATATTTTTAGTATAGATATATATGGTGATAATGTTCATGTATTAGTTAGTAATGGTTTATTCAGAAATGGGATGACTATATATAAATTTACATATAATATAGTCACAAGTATTATAACTGATGATGGATATAATACGAAGCAATATAATGGAGAAGTAACATCGAGATATGGTCAATCTATTTTAGAAGGCATAAATAAAAATAGATATATTGGGTGGTTTTCTACAAGAACTCCGGCTGGTGAAAATCTTTGTATTGCTTATCCTCAATTAAATGAATGTGATGAATGGACAAGAACAGTGGCAATGTATCCAACGAGTGATGAGAAAACAAATACTGTTGGATATCCAGAATATTATTTTGATAATACAGCAGATCCACAAACTTTATTATTTAATTCTAAAATGGGTTTTTACGCTGTTCAAAATAATACATCACAAACTGGAGTATATCCTGATATTTATAATTTGACAATTAGATTTGGTCAAAAAGGAATAATTGCCAAAAGAACAATATCTGATGTTATATATAATTATATGTTTACTAAAACAGAATTTGCTGGTGAAGAAGTGTATTGGCAATTTTTATGTTTAGAAGATGTTTTAAAATTTATGAATTCTAATGTATTTACTTTTATAAGGCACATAGCTGGTCATATACCAATATCAATGGCAGGAAGTTTAGAAACAATTTCATATTGGTCGTGGACAGAATGGAAAGATTTTGATGGTGATGTAAAGTCATATTCTTATATAAGTAAAATAGATGGTTTGATGGATTGGAAATATATAGCATCATTAGATAGCAGTCAAGTTCAAGTTGGGTTTAATATGGCTGATTCTATTAATGAAGGAACACAAGTTATTGATTTTATTACAACTAATAATTATTATACAGTATTTGGTCATAATAAAAAATTAAAAAATGTTCTTATTAATTTATCAATTGAAGATGATACAAAATTATTTGAAATATATTATTGGGATGGAGCACAATGGAAAAGGAATGATAATTTTTTAAGAACAAGAGGAATTTATATGAATAGAAGTTATTATTGTATAGATATTCCTCATGATTGGGTTTGGCATTCTGAATATGGATATGCTTTTGCAATAAAATTAGTAAGTGGAAATGCATATATTAATTTATTAGCTAATGGATGTATGCCGATTGAAAAAGTTATTTGGGAAAGCCAAAACGAAATTGGTAATGAAATGCAAATGGTTACAAATATGGAACTTGATTCCACTAATAATGTGCTAATAGGTTCTATATTTAATCGTCAATCAGATCATGCTTATCCATTTCAATGGTCTTTATTTACATTAAAATTATCAGATACCGAAATATTGCCAGATGACCTGCTTTATAGTCCTGATGGAATGATGAAGATAATAAGAACGGGAGAAAATTTTACATTTGAAGGAACATTTTCATATAAAAATTTCATATTTAATATAGATGATTCAAAAATGTATGCTGCTGCTGAAAATTTAAGATACAAAGATGTACCAGGCTTTATTTTAGAAATAATATATTCAGAAGCAGGAACCATTGTTAATAAATGTGGTGCTCCATCGGATATTGATTATGGTTTCTTGAATAATTTATTTTATTATGATAGCAAACTATTTGGAATAACAAAAGGTTCCGATTATTTACTTTGGGAATATGCTAAAGATTTTGAACCAAGAATTGAATTAGTAAAATATAATGAAAATGATACATTGAGAACGGTATTAGGTGATTTTGCCTCTATCATGAATATGCATTATATTATTCATTCAGAAAGAATAATTAGATTTATAAAAAGAAATACTTATAATACATCTACAAATTTAGAATTCGATAAACATATTTCTAAAGGGCAAATTATTAAAATGAAGTATTGGAGTAATAAATATGATTCTGTTATAGTTAATTGGTCAAATGAATTAAATGATAAAAGCGGAAATAAAAAATTTGGTTATACGGGTTGGAACAGAAAAAAGTTTACATTATCAAATGATTTAGTTCAAAATAAATATACAGCAAAAGCCATTGCTGAAGTATTATATAATTATTTGAATACAAATAAATTGAATGGTGAAGGAATTAAAATATTGTGTATGCCTTGGTTAGAAATAATGGATGCAGTTTATTTAATTATTCCAACAGGTATATTAGAAACAGATATTGAGATATTATATGAAATAATATCTATTGAATTAAAAAGCGATAAAAGTATAGTGCTGGAACTTTTAGAAATTGAAACTGAAATTGAATAAAAAGATAGGTAAATAAAATGTCACACCCATGGTCAAATTTAGTTGTCGGTGGTATAGGCAGTCCAAGATTTTTAGTATTAAACGATAATCTTTGTACAAATTCAAGATTTATTAGCAATACTACTGGATGGTTGTCATCTGATGCATCATTAATATTCAGTAGAGTTGCTGATGTTGATTCTTATTCCGATTATTGTGGAAGAATGTTTTGGACTCATTCTATAAAAGAATATGTTTACTTTAATGTTGGTGATGTAGGCAGTTTTAATAATAAAACAAAAGTTCTTGTTAATTTAAGAATAAAAGAAAAATTTTATGAAGCAACAAATAGTTCAAGACCTATTAAAATAGGATTATTTTATGGTGGTATAGAATTATCATCAAGAGAAATTTTAATAGATGGAAGAATGAAAAATATTTCCATATTATTTGAAGGATTTACTTATGATGATAATTTAATATCTGATACAGATTTACATCTTAGAATATTTACTGGAATAGATTTTGTTACTGTTGGTGATATAAGATTTGATAATGTTACTATTGCATTAGTAAAAGAAGATTATCAATTCGATTTGCCGCAAGATATATATATAGATAATGAAAAAGAAGTAACAGGAAGTCATGAATTATATGATGGAAAAAATGTAGAATATAATAAAGAATGGAGACCTACATTTTATGCTGTATGGGATTTATTTACAAAAGCAAAGGAAACAAATCGTCAAAGAATAGCAGAAGCGAGTAGAGTATTTGTAATACCACATATAGATTTTTTATGGGGATTTTTTGCAAAGTGGAATGATACGTTTTCAGTTAGATATTTTAATAAAAGATTCCTTGGTCATTATTCAGAAATAACTCTTATTGGTGATGAACTATTAAAAAGCACAATACACCCGATTGTTTCTGAATATGTACCAGCACCAACTACATATACAATTACAATAAGTTCTAATTATGATAGTAAAAAAGGTTCACTGGTTTATATGTCACCAGAAGATTATGAAGGATTTAGTGATGGTTTGACATCATTTTCAAGAACATATGAAACCGGAACTGATATTACTGTTCTTGCACAAAATTCAATTATTATAGATGGAGTATCTGTTGCATTTCAAGATTGGTATGATGTTGATACAGCAACCGTATTAACAACTGAACTTATGTATGAATTAGAAATTTCCGCTGATAGAAATATTCAAGTTCGTTATGCTGCTACCAGCAGTGAGACTTCTGATGGATATGGAACTGATTATGGCGGAACTGGTTATGGTGATATATTATAAAAACTAATTAATAAAAAATAATTTGAGGCATAGTATGAAAAAATTAATTGTATTATTCTTATTTATAATTATGATGTTTGGAGAATTGTTTGCTCAAACAACAACTCCACCATCAGCATATACTACATATTATAGATTAAGAATGTGGTCACAAGGTGCAAGAGCAAGTGCAGATAGTCTTAATCAAAATTGGAGAGACCTTGATAATATTATTTATAATGGGCAAGTCTGGCTTGACCCAAGATATTTTGATTGGAAAGATACTAATCATGATACGGTAACAATTGCTAATACTACATTTGGAACAATAGGATTTGCGGCAGGTGAAAATTTCTATCTACCTTATCACAATTCTCCATATAGTGAACTTGGTGGTGGTGCTATTGGATATTCAACTGGTGGTTGGATGGTTATGAATAATACTTCTGGTGTTCGAATAGATACATTTATGACTCTTTATCAATATCGAGTATATAAGGCAGCATCTGAAGTATATAGTGGTGCTAAAACATATAATGGAATAGTAACTTTTAATAACACAGTTACAGTAACTGGAACATCTACATTAGGTAATACTACTGTTAATGGATTATTTTCCACATATGATGTGGCGGCATTTTTATATGGAACTGGTTTATCATATGCACCTGATTTAACACAAAATGTATATTATAAATTAAATCCTGTTGCAACGGCTCAATATTATTTTGGTTCAACAGTCACAGCAGATACTATAACTGTTACAATTGCTGGAAATTATTATATCTCTGCAAGTTTTAGTTTATCTGGAACAAGCGGTGATGCTTGTACAATATCCGTATTTGTTAATGGAGTTGAAAAGCACAATTCTATTAAAACTATGACTGGAAATATAGATATTATTTCCGTAAACAGTTATGTTGGCTTAGCTATTGATGATGATGTTTCATTTAGGGTCAAAAATACTACAAATGGAAATGATTTTACATTTTCAAATGTTAATATTTATTTAAGAAGAAATGGAATGAGAAGTGGATTATAATTAAAATGAGGTTATTATGAAAAAAATATTAATTCAAATATTATTATTTGTATTATTAATACAAACAAATTTATTTTCACAATTTGCTGGTGGAGCAGGAACATCAGTTAGTCCATATCAAATTTCAACAGTTACTCATCTTAATAATGTTCGCAATTATTTATCAAGTTATTTTATATTGGTAAATAATATAGATGTAAGTAGTGCTGAATTTACTCCAATCGGAACTGAAGCTGCTCCATTTACTGGTTCATTAAATGGTAATAGTTTCACAATAAAAAATGCAATATTTATAAATTATTATAATCTTAATAATGCATATTATGGTTTATTTTCATTAACAAGTGGAGCAACAATAACTAATCTTTGCCTTGAAAGTTGTACTATATATCCAATAAGTGGTTATGATCCAATTAATCCAAATAAATCTCATTATAATAATGTATATGCTGGAATGCTTGCAGGGAAATCTACAAATACTACAATAACTAATATAAATATTAAAAATCAGTATTCATTAGTTGCCGATGAAGTTGGTAGTGGTGTAGAATATAATTATCATGGTGGATTAATAGGTCAACTTAATAGTGGAACTGTTACATCCTGCAGTGTTTGGGGTGGATTGATAAAAAATAATTCTTATACAAATTCATCTTGTGCTTTAGTTATATATACAGGTGGATTAATAGGATATTCATTAGGTACTCATACAAAATGTAATGCTGTTGTAGGGATGTATGTTTCTTATTGGGCTAATTCAGGTTCATCAGGGATATATAATCAATTTTTTGGTGGTTGTTTTGGTTTATTAAATGGTAGTGCTACAAATTGTTATGCTATAACAAATATAACATATTGGTATCCAAATGGTACTGTTGGTGCATATAAAGGTTATCCGGCTGGATTTGTAGGAACAGGAACAGGAACTGTTTCAAAATGTTATTCAAGAATGAGATTTGGAACTGTTTATAATAAAACATATACAATAGCATGTTATTTTAATAGTTCATTATTTACAGGAAGTACATCTAATTGTATTGCCACGGATGATTATTATTCTACATTTACAATTAAAGGAATGTATGATTCTTATACTGAAAATGCAGATACGATAAGCATGAAAGATCAAATATTATATACATCAAAAGGATTTGATTTTATAAATACATGGTCTATAAATGGTGCAAAAAATTATGGTTATCCTTATTTAATTAGTACATATACTGAATCAACAACACCATTACCGCCAGTACCAACAATTTATTATCCAACTAATGGTCAAACTAATGTTAGTGTTTCAAGTACACAATTAATTTGGTCTGTTTCATCACTTGCTACAAGTTATTATTATGAAATAATAGATGCTTTAGATAATATAGTTACATCAGGATATACTACAACAGCATCAAAGACATTAAATAATGTTCTTGATTATTCTACTACATACCAATTTAGAGTTGCAAATGTAAATGCAGCAGGTTCTACATTTTCTGGTTATAATTCATTTACAACAGAGCAATTTACAGGAACATTAGTAGCACCAATTCTTACATATCCAACCGCAGATACAACAGGTTTTGTTTTACCATATTCATTTAGATGGAATAGTGTTTCTGGTGCAGCAAAGTATGATTATGAACTTTGGAAATCAGATGGTGCACTTATGATTGATTCTACTCAAGGCATAATTAATACTTATTTATCTCAATCAGGAACTCTTGAAAATGGAAATAGATATAGATGGCGTGTTAGAGCAACGAATGGTTCTAATTCAAGTCTTTGGTCTGAAAGATATTTTACAGCATCATTAACATTGCCGAGTGCTGTTACTCTTGTATATCCTACTGCTAATGATACAGGTATTACAATAAATAGTGAATATCTTATGTGGAATAAAGTTCCTGGTGCAAGTAAATATTATATTGATGCATTAGATTCACTAACTGGTTCAAGTATATATCAAGCATGGGTAAATTCACCGGATACTACATTTATAATTTCAAGCGATAGTGGATTTATTGCACATAATTGGTATAGATGGCGGGTAAAAGCAAATAATAGTTTAGGTGATGGAACTTATAGTAATTATAGAAAATTTAAAACTGGTGTAATATATAATGGTGAAGGAACCAATCCAAATTTACCTTCGTTATTAACCGCTAATTGTTTAGGTGGATATGGTGGAATATTAACTGAAGAAAAAAGAGACACATTGACATGGAATTGGTGTAGATTTATGACAAATGGTGAGTATGTAAAAGAATTTGGTTTTAATAGAAGCTCTACTAATAATTCACAAGACACAATATATATACCTATTAATGTTACATCGTCACCAAAAGATGTTTCCAAACTTCCAAGTTGGCGGTCTCAATTTATATATGACAACAGTAATTCAACTTTTATGACAGATAGTACACAATGGTTTAATGATGGTGGAATGTGGATTTATAATGATATAGGAAATGATAATACACTCGGTGCTCAAATAAATAATCAAGTAAGTGGTAATACACTTCAAATAGATTCTGTAAATTTCATTAGCACCTGGTTAGCTCAATATCCAAGTTATTATTATAGACCCCATGTTATTTGGGTTAGCAATGGTGTAGCAACATTATATACAGCACCATTTGCACAATATTTAACATATTACGGTGATAATTTTAGTAAGCCAATGAAAATTAATGATTCTTTATTCATACCACAAGTGTGCTATCAAACAAGCGGAGCACAAAATGGAAGTACATATACATATACATTTACTGATTATATAATTTGCTGGAATAAAAACACAAATGTTTGGAAGAGATTCAATACAATTAATACAGATTCTACTCAATTATCATCTTGGCCAAATGTCAAAATGGATAAAATAGGTGGATTATTTCAATTAGATACCATTATATATTTCTATACAATGTATCAAGATCAAACTCCCACATATCCTTTAGATAGAATAAAAATTTGGGCAATGACTACTACTGGTGTTAATAAGTTATTTTCATCAGCAGATTTGACTGCACTTGATACAATTACTGATTATAATATGGTATGGAATTCCGACATAGAATTTGCAGGTACAGCAGATACTAATTTATCAGTTGTAGTAAATTATTGGACTAATACGGTAGATTGTGAATGGTATTTTCAAGTTTATAATCGAGTTAATAATTATTGTAATGTATATAAATTTGATGGAACTGGTGTTACCAAAATAACTCATCCAAATCTTACATTAAAATTAAGCAGTGCATATTTAACTCCAGATGGCACAGATTTATTTATGATTTATCAAGATTGGACTAATAAAGGTGGTGGTAGTAATGCAATAGGATATAAGATTCATACATTAACAAATGTGGTTGATACATTTAATATACCAACATCAACAGTTGATTCTGATACAACAGGATTATTAAATTATTGTAAATGGTATAATGGGAAATTATATCTTACATCGCTAAGATCATCAGTTGGATTTATTGGCCCATCAATTATGTCAGATACATATATGAAAAAAATATTTATATCTGATTATGAAAAAGCCGAAAGAGATTATCCTAAAGATCGTTCTATTGAAATAAAAATTAAAGGCATTAAACCAAAGTCATTAAGAAAGACAAGACTTGAATAATAAAAAATATTTTCAAGTTTTGTATATTAAAAAAGGAATATAAAAAAATATTCTTATTCATTAAAACTAAAAAGAGGTATGATATGACATCATCGGAAGTTGTAGCAAAAGTAAAAGAAATATTGCTTGAAAATGAAGAAATAAAAACAAAATGGAATGCTATTGGTAATATACATTCTATTTCCGATTTAGTTTCTTCTGCCAAGAATTTATTTTTTATTATTTCACGAGCAGCATATTTGCTTGAATATGTCCAAAAAGAACTTGCGGTAATTTCTAAAGAAGAACGTATTGAAATAGCTGCACAATTGCTTGATGATTTAATTGTCTTTAAAGGTTGGGCGGTAGTATTTGAACCATTTGACAAAATGGTATTTAAATTAGTTGTTGGTCAAGTTGTTACTGCATTAGATAATAAATTCGGTAATGATTGGTTAGTTAATACTGCTGCTCAGGAAGAACTTGATAAATATAAAACTTTAATAGACACAGCATATTCATTATTGAACGGTTAAAAATATTTTCAAGTTTTGTATATTAAAAAAGGAATATAAAAAATATTAAAAAGCAATCATGTGTATGCACCTCATCAATCAAATGAGAATAATACCGCGCCTTTGAAGTGCGGTATTATTCATTTATAAAATACAGGAATAATAGGAATGAAAATATTTTCTTATACTGATAGTAATAAATATTGTTTAGCAAAATTTTCATACAATAGCGCCAATTTTGCATCATATCTTATTGCTATAAAAAAATTACCCGTTAAGAAATATAATAAAGAAAATCGTTCTTGGATTATACCTATTTTAGACCTTCCAAAAATTATTAAGCATTGTAAAAATGAAAATATATTCTTTTCTATAAAAGAACGGAATATAATCAATAATTATAATTCTATTAAAAATTGGAAAAGACTTCAACTCAAAATAAAAAATACTGATTGTGAAAGTTCTTATAGTAAAAAAGTTTTTAAATTTATGAATGAATGTTTAAATGATGACATTGAACTTTATAAATTTCAATCATTAGGTTCATATTTTATATATAAAGGTAGATCAACATTATTATGTGATATGGTTGGATTAGGTAAGACTGTTCAGACAATAGCAGCTATGGAACGTTGGTTCATCGATAAAATAATTAATTTTGGAATAATAATTTGTCCATCTACATTGAAAAGAAATTGGATTAAGGAATTTGAAAAGTTCACTCGAAATAAAAAAGTTCTATTAATAACAGGTACTAAATCTCATAGACGTATGCTATATAAAAGATCATATAGATATGATTATATGATTATAAATTATGATATTTTGAAAAATGATATGGAATTAATGAATGAATTTATATTTGGCAGGAATTATAAAATTGGTTTAGCAATAGATGAAATTCAATATATAAAAAATCGCCAGGCACAAAGAACTAAAGCTACAAGAATAATAGCAAAGAAATGTGAATGTAGAACCGGATTAAGTGCAACAATAATAGAAACAACGGTAATAGATTTATTTAGTAGTTTTCAAGTAATTGATGATACAGTATTTGGAGATGATGGTAATTATTTTTCTTTTATAAAAAGATATTGTGAATTAGATTTTTTTGGAGTACCGAAAGGTTATAAAAATGCTGATGAAATTAGAAAACGTATAGCACCATATTATATTCGACGTTTTAAAGAAGATGTTCTTGAACAATTACCAGATAGAATAGAAAATAATTATTGGATTGAATTATCATCACAACAACGTGAATTCTATGATAAAATAAAAAATCAAATTACTGATGAATTAAATGATAAAGATAAAGCACAAAAAATAAAAAATGCTAATGTACTTACAATGTTAAATTATTTACGTCAATCAACATTATCAGCAAAATTAGTTGGGCACAAAGATAATATTTCTACTAAAACAATCGAGCTTTTTAATCTCTTAGAATCAATTGATAAAAATAGCAAGGTAATTGTTTTTTGCCACTTTGTAGAGATGATTGAAATCCTACACCAGGAATTAGACCATAAAGGGATTAAACATATGGCTATGCATGGTTTCCGCAAGAAAAAATGCTATCTGCATAAAGATGATAGAATAGATAAAGTGGCTGAATGGGATGAAGATGATAGTTACAAAGTATTATTAACAAGTGATATACTTCGTGAAGGTGTTAATATATTATCTGCAAATTATCTTGTTAATTTCGATTTATTATTTAACCCTGCAAAAATGGAACAACGTATTGGTAGATTTGATCGTATTGGTAGCAAACATAAAGTAATAAATGTAATAAATTTTATAGCCGAAAATACAGTTGAAGAAAAAGTTTATAATTATCTTTTTGAAAGAAAAGAAATGTCAACTGACATAATTGATAGTGGAAAAATAGAATCAAGAGTTACACTAAAAGATATAACTAAATTGATATAAGGTGATTAACTATGGAACATAAAATTAATGTAGAATTTAGCAGTAATAAAACTAACAATAATTCATTAAATATTGCTATAAAAATTAAAGCAGCAGATATTATTAAATCTATGTTGAAAGATTGTGATAAAGAAGTGATTGAAGATATTGAAAATATTGAACTTACGGTTTTAATAGAACAACCAGTAAACAACAGTTCAATTGAAACAAAAACTACAAAAATAACAAAGACTGAATATGTTGATGCTTTGCTTAATGATGTGTGTGATTGGAGTGGATATGGCTCGCCATATAACTTAGTAATACTACGTAGTAGTATTACTAAGTTTTTTAAATATATTAAATACTATTACTATCATAATAACAAATTACAATTATTAAATAAAAACTTATTAAATAAAAAACAGCAGTACAACAGTACAACAAAGCAATTGCCAAATGAATTGATTGTAAGTGATGAAAGTGAATTGTTTGGAGAGAGTCCATTGAAAACTGCTAACTTGAAAAAATACATTTCAGGATTTAAGCAAAAAGAAATTTCTAAATGGAGCAGTAAGGAATTTGTTGATTATGTACAAAATAAATTTTCAAGTGTTTATGGAACTAACTTGATAAATAATTTTAATGGTAACAGTAGGAATAAAAGTGCTGGTCAAGTTTACATAGGAATCAATATTTTGAAAAATCGTTTTAGAACACTTGAAAAATCTAACGAAGAAATTAAAAAATACATTGATTGGTTATTTGATGTTAAAGCTATCAAGTTAGATTTTCCTATCAGTATTGGTTTTATAACAAGCAATAAAGTAATAGATGAATGGATTTGGGTAACTAAAAAACAACAAAATCAATAACAGTAAAATTGAGGTGCAAAATGTTAACAGTAATTACTCCAGAAATTATGGAACACTTGAAGATTAAATATGGTTCAGGTAAATTAAGAACCGTAACAAACTTGTATGGTTCTAATATACCTGAAAAATATTGGTTTGAAAAATTTGATGACAAAGATTTACTTGATACAACAATTAATGACTTGAAGAAAGGAAAAGATTTTTTTATTTGCTGTAATGATTTATACAAAGCTAATTTTTTTATTGCTGATTTGTTAAAAGAATTAATTTCGAGTGGAAAGGATGTTTACCGTTTCAATTTCAGTGAATTAATATCAAAGTATATGGATAAAGGTTTTTCATTTAATATGGAAAAATATATTTCTGATAATTTGTTGACTGATGTTATAGCTATTTCGGATATTATTCCTGGAAAATATTATCAACAATATTCACATATATTGGAAAATATAATCACTAACACTATCAATTCAAGAATGCAAAAGAATATTATAATTCATATCAAAAAATATGATGATATGAATCAGCAATCTTATATTTCTAATTATGGCGAGTTTATGAAGGAATTATTATTTTCGGAAAGATTTGCTGCTGTTACTGAATTATAATTGACAAAAATTCTAATTATTCTTGAGGTTAAAATAAAATGTCTGAAAATATTCAAACATATGATATTGATAGTGAACGTATTGCCTTAAAGGCATTAATACAAAAACCTAATTTTGCAAAGCAAGTAATTCTATACAATTTACTTTTTGATGATCATTTTGTAGATTTATTCCACAAAGATATTCTCAATGTGTTTTATAAATTTTATCGGAAATTTGGTCAATCACCTACATCTAAACAACTCAAACATTATCTTCCAAAGTATATGACATATGTGGATAAGTTCAAAACAAAACAGCATCAAATGAAAATTTGGTTAGGTGCTGTAGAACGGCTTTATAATGATATGTCGGAAAATGAAATAAAAAATATTGATGCTTCGGTTAGTATATTGGATGAATTGAGAAAAGCAAGAGTTATTCAAAGAGTAATAATAAAAAGTACAAAGAGTTTTGAAACAGGGAATTATGATCGTGTGATAGAAAACTTTTCCGAAGCAATTATTGATTCTCGAAAAGTGGAGAATATGATAACTGAAGGAAATATAGTTGATGATTTAGATTATCATATTCAACTTGATAAAAGAATTAAAAGTGGTGAAGATCGCCCTATATCAACTCATATATTTGGAATATTCGAAGATCAAAAAACTAAAAAAATTAAAAAAGCAGATTTAGATTCTTTATTAACGGGTGGATTTTATCCTGGTGAAGTTGTATTGTTTGTAGGTGAAGTAAATATAGGAAAGAGTTTTACATTAATGGAAACAGCATATTGTACAAGTCGTTTCGAAAAGAAAAATTCAATTCTTTATACCATTGAAATGAATAAGACTAAATGTCAAAGACGTATATATTCACGGGCAACTGGAATACCATATCGAAAATTTAAGATGGGTGAATTGACTAAGGATGATAAAGAAAAACTTTATCGTTGGAAAGAAGATTGGAAAAAGAATTGTGGAATATTGGAAGTTGTTAGTTTTGATAAAGGGGCAACTGTTGGTGATATTGAAAATAAAACGAAAGATATTGAGAATAAGTATGGTGAAGAATTTGAATTAACAGCAATAGATTATTTGAATGACTTAAAACCTATGGGTAGGTTTCAAAATTCAAAAAGTTGGGATGCTATTGGTGAGATAAGTTGGGACTTGGCAAACTTTTCAAAATTTCATCACAATCATAAAGGCATATCTACTATAACAGCGGTACAAAAGAAAACAATTATGTATGGGAAATCTGAAACTAAAGCAGGGAGCGGAGCAATGTCTGCTTTACCGGAGCATCATGCTACAGTTGCTATTGGATTAGGTCAAAACGATGAAGATAAATTCTATGGGTTAAATGGCAGAATCCGTTATGATATTTTTAAGAGTAGAGATGATAAAAAAGATATTTCGTTTTATACATTCCCTAATTTCAAGGTTAGCCGGATACATTCAGAGAAAAGTATGCGTTATCATTATCAAGATCAACTTGAAGAATTAAAAAATGAAGAATCGCGGGGAAATGAATAAATAAAAACTTTGTTTTTATTGTGTTTTCAAATACTGATATTAAAAATTTGTTAAAAAACAACTATTTGAAGGGGTATAAAGTAATGGGCAGTGTTATGAAATGGTCTTATAACACTTCTAATAGAGAAATTTAATAGGATTATTATGAGAAATCTAAATGATATTGTAATAAATGAAGATATAGATAATGATGTATTGGAAATAAAAAATAAATTACCAGATGATTTTGATGTTAAAGATTATTTATTAAAAAAAGGAATCGAGTTCAAAGAGCATGAATCAAGTTCTACTGGAACTTGGTTACAAATGTGTTGTCCATTTCCAGAACATGACGATAAACGTCCAAGTTTTAGTATTAATGTAGAATCTAAATCTTGGAATTGTTATGTGTGTGGAAGTGGAAATTGGTTTCAACTTGCTGAAAAAATGGGATGGGAAGATTGGAAAAGTGATCAAGTTTTAATTAATACTATTAGTAATGAAGATTGGAAAAAGACTAAAAGAAATTTTTCAAAAAGATTAGAAGGTGGTTGCTATGTAGCAATAAAACCTAAAATGAAAAATATAAAACAAGATGATAAATATTTTGAATATTTGAAGAATAGAAAAATCGAAAGTAGTATAGATATTTTTGAAATAAAAAGAGGCTCTATATGTTATGATGAAGATTATAATTATAATTATAGAAATCGTATTTTAATTCCGGTTCATAATTTAGATGAAACTAAAATATTGTGGTATGAAGGTCGGCACATTGAAGACAAATTCAGTCCGAAATATTATAGACCTAATGGTGTTGAAAAAACTAAAGTTATTTTTAATTATCACCGAGTGAAACAATCTGGTTCAAAGAAAGTAATAGTTGTTGAAGGGATAATAGATGCAATTACTTTATGGATGTGGGGATATCCGGCGGTATGTATATTTGGATCATCAATAAGTCCTGATCAAATGGAATTGTTAATGTGTTTTGATGAAATTTATATTTGTTTAGATATTGATAGAGCGGGGATAAAAGGTTTTTTGAAATTCAAAGAATTATGTACAGGATGTGGTGCTTTATTAAAAAGAATAATTATTCCAAGAGGTAAGGATGCTAACAAATTAAAGAAATTGCAATTTGATGAATTTTATAATCGTTCTAAAAGTATTGATAAAAATAAATAAATTGAGCAGTATAATATAAATCAGATATAATATCTGATTTAATGAAATTTTTTTTATTTTTTATTAGGAATCTTAATAATTTTTTTATAAGTTAGTAGTAGAAATTATTGACAGACTGGCTGATTGAATCCTAACTTAAACCGGATTGTTGCTGTTAAAGAAAGAAATAACTGAGCATTAAACTTTCTTAACAGTGTATAAACAAGACTTTAATATTGAGCCAAAAAAATACAGAAAAAGTCTTTTAGAAAAGTTAGGTTCTCTGATGGAGACAAAAACACTACTTTCCAAATCAAAGTAAAACTCATTCTTTTAATAGTACAAACCTTTCGAAAAAATAACCAAAAAATATCTAACCAAATTCAAAATAACAAAATGCTAACGAAGCAGTTATCTTTGAACCACTTCTTAAAATACTGAATGAGAAACTAAGTTAATGTGATACCAATGAGGTGATTGACTTAGAAAAATTTTAAGAGTAATATCGGGATGGAGATGCCTAACTGATACTTAAAAACTTTGATGGTAGAAATGAAAAAGTGAAAGATCAAGAAACTATGATCACTTCAGGTTCTGAAATAAGAACGGATTTTTGGACAGCGATTTTTTAATTAAAAGGTCGAAACAAGGAAAGATAAGATTGTGATCTTATCTTTCCTTGTCTTATAATTAAGTTATAACCGATGAGACCAAAAAACAAATTAAACAATCAATCAAATGAGGAAAACAAAATGAGACAAGCATTAAATAAATATTATTTTGATAAGAATCTTGAATTTGGTTCTGCTATCTATGATAGAAATTTAATTAATGAATTAAAAAATGAAATTATAATATTTGAAAAGAATAAAGAAACTGCAAGAACAAAAATGCTTAATTTCATCGATGCTATTGAAAAAGGTATGAAAGTTATTAATTGTTCCATAAAATTTTTAAATGAAGTTGATACGGGAATTGATGGACTTTATAAAAATTCAGCTGGTCAAATAAATTTTAGACAATGTAGAGATGATGTTGTGATAACAGGTAATTTGAAATATTTAGGTAAGCAATTAAAACCAATTGATAATTATCATAAGGCAATAGAAAGATTAAGTAGACTTGAAAAGAAATTTAACGAAACAGCTGTTGGTGCACGTTTATCTTTGAATCCGTTTTCTATAAAGGATGATATTGAAAATATTTCATTCACTATTTATATCAAATGAGGTGTTACTGTGGGGAATGATAATAAAAATATTGATAATAATCATAAAAGAAATATCATTATTTTATCTATCCAAAGAATACAGGAACTTTGGAATATGCCGGTGAAAGATTTATGCTTTATACATGATCAGGTTTTAGGTTTACCTAAAAATTATTCATTGGCAAATCATTCTATTAATAAGTTAATATTTGATTTGATAGAATATGAATTCGAATGTTCTTGGAAAGATATATTTCTTGTTAAATATGATATGGTTATTGAATCTAAGTATTTTGTTAAAGATAAAGTTTATCAATGTTGTTTAAGATTAGCTGATGATAATAGTGCATTAAAGAGTGGTGTTGTTGAAGATTATAATCTTTTTGAAAAAGCGTGCAAGGATTTATTTCCCGAAGCTAATTTTTCATATTTTCTTGATGAAGCTGAATAAAACTATTTCTTAAATATCCTTCTAAACACCCATTTTAACAAACATAGATGTGCTTTTAAGCCCATTTAACCCCTAAATAGAGTAAAAGCTAATAACTAATTAAATGAGGTATATAATTATGGCAAATAATAAGAACAAATCAAAATATTCAAACGGTGTTACTGCTACTGAATTTAAAGGCAATATGATATTAAGCTTGCCAACTAATTCTAAATATCCATTTTCATTCGGAGTATCTAAAGCTAAAATGATACTTGATCATATAAAGGATATTGAATTATTTGTTGATGAATATGGTAGTGGTGTAAAACGGTCTAATGGCAAAAGTAAAAGAGTTGATCTGGAACTTGATTCGGATGATGAAGAATAATTAAATTAACTAATAATTAGATGAGGTGTAAAATGAAATTAGCTGAAATAATAAAATTAAAAGAATGCCCATCTTGGCTTAAAAGTAAATCAATAAAAGTTGAAAATGAAAATATTGAAATTATTGATGGCATAGTAACATGGGAAGATGGTATATGGAAAGGTGGTATATGGGAATATGGTATATGGGAATATGGTATATGGGAATATGGTACATGGAAAGGTGGTATATGGAAAGGTGGTATATGGGAATATGGTATATGGGAATATGGTACATGGAAAGGTGGTATATGGAAAGGTGGTATATGGGAATATGGTATATGGAAAGATGGTATATGGGAATATGGTACATGGAAAGGTGGTATATGGAAAGGTGGTACATGGAAAGGTGGTACATGGAAAGATGGTACATGGAAAGATGGTACATGGAAAGGTGGTATATGGAAAGGTGGTACATGGAAAGATGGTACATGGAAAGATGGTTTTATTCAAATTGGCAAATGCAAATGGTTAGTTTTTTATAATTATAAAAAACAAATTGTTAAAATAGGTTGCAAAGAAAACTCAATTGCAAATTGGGTTGACTGGTTTAATTCAGATGATGAATTTGAAACCAAAAGGAATACAAAAGAATTTTCTGAAATTTATAATAGTTTTCTGCTTGCAAAATTAGCAATTGAACTTGAATTAACAATTAGATGATGAGGAAAATAAAATGTTAGAAATAAAATTCATGAATAAAGTATTTACCAATAAGTACACTGAATTAATTTATAAATTGACTGAAATAATACCAATCAATAATAATTTTCTTATAACAGAAAAACTTCCAAAATTTCTATATAAGTATGGCAATGATGGTATTGATGGTTTAATTGGTTTTATAAAAAGTTGTGAAATTGAAAATTTTTCTGCTGAAGTGATATGTGAAATAATATCCGGTGATTTAATGGATTATCAAGATGAGCCGTTCCCTAAAAATAATCAACCATATACTTTCAAGTACAAAAATTTTTCAGCACTTCCACCAATAGAATTGTTAGTAAATACTTCTAATAACTATCATTTGAATTATTACAATTCTGAAAAGGATTGACATGAAAATAAATAAAGGTTTTGATGTAGAAAGAAATAAATTTGATACAGCTGTTGTAAGAAAAAGAGCTATACAAATTTATAATAAGCCATGTACAAAATGTCCTTTTGCATTGCCACCAGATAATAAAGTTGGTTTTTATGCATGCTGTAATCCGTATTTAATCTATAAATCAATAGTTAAGAATTATGGAAAAATAATAAACTGTTCAGATGAAAGCGATTATAGTAAATGTGAGTTTGCTAATAAAACTGAAAGTAAATTATTGAATGATTTTATACGGATAAAAAAATTGATAAAAGCTAAAAAGATGAAAGGAATTTATTTGCATATTGATAGTGATGAAGTTGATAAACTTATTGATCATCTTAGAGTTCATAATAAAGTGTATTTGGAAGCATTGATGGTTTATTTTGGTTATATATATATAAATGATGATAAAGTTGATGGTTTATTATTCACTAATAATTATGAATATATAAAGGAAAATTTTTTTATCATGAGGTGATAAGATGAAAATTAAACAAGGGTTAAAAATTAGATATAATTACCCGAAACCTTTTGATAGTAATCATGCATATGATGATGGTATTATTACAAATTTATCAGAGAATACAATTAGAATAAAATTAACATCAATAGATGGTATTTTATTAATTCCAAGAACAAAACAAAACATTAAACAAATGAAGGTGCTAAAATGAAAAATAGTAACATTCCATTCTTTCAAACTAAAGACTCTTATGAGCACAATAATCAATTAAATCGGAAAAAGCTAAAAACATTTCATCCAAATAGAAATAATCATAGTTCAAATTTTACAACTATGCCATTGAATCAAAAAAAACAGAAACCAAAACTTGTTGTTAAGATAATTTGGGGAACGGATAAAGTCGGGTCAAGATTTGTTTTCTTGAAAATAAAAAATGTAATCACTTGTGAATATTACGATAAATTTTTTATTTTACTTTATCAAAGTGATAGAATTGATAAAGCAGGGGTTGAAAAAAGAATTGAAGGCATTATCAATTATTTTAAAGATCATTTCCAAATTTCTAATGTTCCGGTCAGTGTTCCTATTAATAAGAATGATGAAAAATCTTCAAATAAAAACTTCTTTTTTATTAAAGGGAAAACATTTGATGATTATATTAATGTTAGAAGTTTTTATTTTGATTCTATAAAAGACTATATTGTTCAAAACGGAATAAAAAATATTGATCAGAACATATTTTATGGTGATGATAACTATATGATGCGTTCTGGAATACTTAATTATATGAAATGAGGCAATTAAATGAAAACTAAAAAGATTAAAGCAGCATTATCAGTTTTGAATTTAGGATTGAAAACAAATTGTTATATTTTATCTGAAAACATTTCTAAAAAAAATAAAAAACAAAAATACAGTTTAGTATATTATGCTGAATTTATTAAAGACAATAAAGTCATTTCACAAGTTGTTAAAAAATTTCCATTAAGTAGAGGTGAAGAAATGTTATCTAAACAATTAGACATATTGGAGAATAGGAATCATATTGAATCCAGAGGTTGATAAATGATAACTATTCAAGATATCAACAAGGCAAAGACTAATAGAAAGTATTTGCTTGAAATTTATCATAAAATATTTTTCGATGGTAAAAAGCCAAAATTAAAAATGTGGTTAATAAATAATGGTATTAGAAATAATGATATTGAAGATATGGAACAATTGATGGCAATTACTTTTGTTGTAAATCTTTATAAATATAATTACAGTAAGATACCATTTGAGAAATGGATTTGGGTAAAGTTTAAGCAGTGCCTTGAAAATTATCGTTTTCAAAAAAAGTATATTAAAAAGAATTCAAATATCATTTCATTGACTGATATAATTGAAGATAATAATGATGAGTTTTTAAGGAAATTAGATATAGGATATATTAATGAAGATGATATGGTTGATTATGATTTTAATAAAATTATATCGGCTATGAATAATATTCAAAGTTTCATTTCTAAATGTAAATTTTATAATGGTTGGTCAAATAAAGAAATAAGAAATTATTTGAATGGTAAAGGAATTTCGGATAAGCAATTTGATGAAGAATTAAAAAATGTAATTAATGTTTTCAATTCTTATTTGAATGGGAAAATTTAATAATAAAAACATTGAGGTGCAAAGTGAAAAATTAAAATATATTTATATTATGTATATTAACAATAGAAGTAATGGAGATTAAAAATGTTTACAGGCATACAAATAGGTTATTACTTTTTAGATAAAGAAAGCAAAGATTTTAGCATTGTGTGTATTTCCGATAAGAATATTGATAACGATGAATTGCTAAAAGATAAATTTGCAAAAATGTTATCCAACTTTTATATGTTTATAAAATCTGAATTCAGGGATATATTTTTAATTAGCACTAATGTTGTTGGATGGAATGCTAATACCAATCAATATATTGTTGAATATAATTTAAGGTGCATAAATACTGATTTTAAAAATATTCTTTACGAATTTAATAATGAATTTTATAATGAACAAACAATTAGTAAATTTAAAATGGAGTTAAAAATGAAATCACCGTATGAATTTTGGTCAATTACATCATTACAAGATGAATTAAAACGCCGTGGAATTTCAAATTACACCGATTATTCCGATAAAGAAAAAGCAATAAATTTTCTTAATGGGTTAGATCGAAAGAAAGGAAAAAATTCTAATACTCAATCTGAAAAACAAATAACAAAAAACAATGAACAAAAACAAATTAAAGGTAAAAACATGGGAACAAAAGATCAATTCAGCAAAATGAATGTAAAAGATTTAGTTGCATTCAAAAACGAAAACGGACTTGATTGCCGTTTACTTAAATCAATGTCAATTGAAGAATTACAGGATTCAGTTCGTCAAGCATATTCTAAAAAAACGAAAACTGAAAAAACATCTAAAAAAATCGAAAAGAAAGATGCTGTTAATTCAAATAAGAAATCATCAATTAAAGAAATTAAATCAGAAAAGAAATCGGAAAAATCATTAGCAAAGAAAACGGGAAAGAAAAAAGTCAATAGAGAATTGCTTGATGAATATGTAGAAAAGAGAAAAGCTGATAGAAAGAAAAGAGAAGCAGCAAGAAGAAAAAGTATGACGCCTGAATTGAAAGAAGAATTAAAAGCATTCAGAAATAAATTTAAAGATAAAAAGATCAACTGGAATAATAAGCTAAAGAAAGAAGGTTTATGGATTAATGGAATGAACTTCTTATCCAGTTATGAAAAATATAAAATATTAATTGCAAAAGGCAAAGATCAGAAAAAGTTACTTGCTGCTGCTGAAGAAAAAGTAAAAGTTGTTGGAGAAACATTGAAAGGAATCTTTAAAAAGAAAAATAATATGTTATCTTAAATTAAAGAAAAATAATATGTTATCTTAAATTAACTACTGCTTAAAGGGCTGAATTTTTCAGCCCTTTATTTTATTATACAGGAGATTTATATGAAAAGTAAATTTGAACTTGCTAAAAAAGGTAATATAAAAAAAATATATTCATTGTGGACAAAAACAGGGAAAAGAATATTTGGTCTTGGTGATTCTATAAATAATAAGAATGTATGGATATTTAGATGTGGTAGTGAAATCATTGGTTTTTGCCGGTATAATACTGATGAAGGAATAAAACTTGATTATTTGAAATTTTATGAAATTAAAATAGAACATAATGATAAAAATACTATTAAAGTATTTTTTGATCATATAGATGATATTATATTGAAATTAGGTTATTATAAAGCAGAAGTTTTTGCCACTGATAAAGATATGATATCAAAATTAATTGATGCTAATTGGTCTATAAAACAAAATAAATTTTCATTTGCTAATGAAAAGATATATTCTAATTTTATTTTTGAAAAAGATTTATCTAATAAAATAAATGATTGCAAAATAATAGATAAAAAATTTGGAAAATTAATTAATAATTAAATTATAAAGAAAGGGAATTTATGGAAGATACATTTGTAATAATAGGTAAGGGGATAAGCGGGATAATGATGGCTGCTCAATTATCAATTAATTATCCTGAATCTAAAATTATAATTATTGATAAAGATAGTAAATTAACTGAGCATGTTTTTCATTTGCATAGACCTATTGAAGATATTCCATCATTGAGTTCAAGAAATGGTCTTGTTATGAAAAAGTTTTCATCATCAACTTATGATGGAAAGACAATTCATAATAATCCAACTATTGAAGATATAAATAGATATTCATTAAAAGTATTTGGTCACTTAAAAATAAATAATTCAGGTAACTCTAATGATTTTACAATATTTCCTGTTGGAAAAGGAAAAATTGTACAAGCACTTAATGGAATGATAAATTCAGAATTTGTATTGGGTGAAGTTTCAAAGATAGATGTTAAGCAAAAAATAATAAGTATAAGTATGCCTGATAAGACAGTTAAGCAAATAAAATATAATTATCTTATAAATACAATATCTTTGCCAATATTTTTGAAATTATGCAGAATAAAGCATTCAATAAATTTTGAAACATTTCCGTTTTACGGAGCAACTTTAAGAATTAATGAAACTGGATGTTATCAACAATTTATAAATTCATCTATTGATAATAGTAAATTAACAAGAGTTACGTTAATGAATGATGTTATATTTATTGAATCAATAGATAAATTTATTACTGATAATGATTTGGTTATATTAGAAAAAGTTTTTCAAAATAAATTTTCTAATTTAGATTTTTATAAAATAGTCCCTGGAAGAATAACTCCAATATCTAAAGAAATAAGAAAGCCATTGATATATTGGTTGACTGAAAAATATGATATAATGCTGCTTGGTAGATATGGTTCATGGGCTTATAAAGTTGCTAATGATATTTGGGATGATGCTAAATTTTTAGTAGAATTAATAAACGTTAAACGACAATCAAAATTATTTGAAAAAGGATTTTTATTATGATATCTGAAAGAAAAAAACCTATTGTAAAATTGATAAGTATAACAAAAGACCCTATAAAGGTTATTGCTTTTGCAAGAGATATTTCTGATCAAAAGGTAATACCACTTGTAACTAATGATATAAGTAATGAATATGCTTTATATACATTTAGAAAAGTATTATCTGAATATCACCAAACACCATTAGAATATATTAATACTGTTTGGTATTTAGATAATGTTAGTAGAGCATTTCAACAGCAACTAACAAGGCATAGAATAGGATTTAGTTTTAATATTCAAAGTATGCGATATATGGATGCCGGTAACTTTGCTAAAGAAATGAATTATCATATGCCCGGTACAGTTAAGGATGTTGAAAAATATCATCAAGGTATGCTTGTTGCTGAAAAAATTTATCGTGATGAAATTGAATCAGGTGAAACTGTTGAAGATGCACGTGGTCATTTACCTATGAATGTTTTTTCGCCTATATCTATGGCTTGTAGTTACAGGGCATTAATTGGTTTGGTAAAACAAAGAATGTGCTGTGCTACTCAAGGTGAATGGAAAGATGTAGTCATTGGTATAAGATTTGAACTCGAAAAAATAAATCCAGTATTAATAGAACCGTTTGATTGTTTATGTGGAAGAGTTAAGAATGGCAAAGGATTTTGTAAAGTTCTTAAAATACCTGTTGATAAATATGGTAATAAAATAGGTAATAAAAATGAATAAAGGAATTAGAACTAAAGTTAATCGAGGAAAGATTAAGAATATTGATGCTGGGATAATTTTAAAAAAAGCATTGAAGACATATAATGAAAGAAGTAAAGACTATGGTAAACCGTATAAGCAGCATGGTAAAATAATGTCTTTATTTTTTCCAAATGGTTTGATTCTAAAAACAGAAGATGACTTTAAAAGATTTGGAATGATAAATATAATTATTGCTAAAATGCATAGATATATTAAAAATTTCAATGAAGGGAAAACACATATTGATTCATTACATGATATGGGTATTTATGCATTTTTACTTGAAGAAGTGGATAGGGAAATATTTCACATAAAATAAATGAGGAATAAAAATGAAAATTATTAGAATTGTCTTAAGCTATTTAATTATAATTATTGGTTTTTATATCGCTATTAAAATAATTTATGATGGTAACTGTACAATGTCTGATGATTTTGAAAACAATAAAACTATTGCTGCTAATATAAGTATTGTAGGAATATTTATATTGAAAATATTAGTTGGAATAGATTTGAGTTTATCAATAATATTTTTAGGATTGTGTATTTTCCCGTATCCATATAAAAATTACATAGATGATTCTTATTTGAAAAATACTGATAATGATAAAATTCATGTATATGGTCAAGAAGCAGATATTTGGGCACAAGGTCATAAAAATATTATTTGCCCATATTTTGTAATTTTCTTATTATCTTTTCTTAAAATATGGTCTATTATATTTATTGAAAAAATAATTTTCTTTTTAGGTAATGAAAAATGAGGTGTATAAAATGAAATATATATTAATAATGATTTGTTTTTTAGTTATAACTGTTGGAGTATTAATAGCCAGAAAGTTTAATTTATTTTTTATTGATAAAAAGAATAAAGTAAAAAAATTGATTATAAAAGTTAAACCGTATGCTCAGGGGTCAAATTCAGATTTTTGGGAAATAAAATATAAAATTGATAATGGTGGCTGGAATATAATTTATAATCCATTTTTAAATGATTTATCAATATCAAACAGATATCACCCTATGTTATTTGCAAAATATGATAGTGCTGTTATATATGCAAAAGGTTTAACAATTGAAAAAATCAAAGAAAAAATAGAAGATGATGATAAATTATATTTTAATCATATTGAACAACTTCAAAAAAAGCATAAAGATTTTATTTCAAAAGAATGTATAATTGAAAAGGTAAGTAATGCTG